ATACCGGGAAGCTGATCGGCGTGAACGATACCTGTGTGCTGTTGCAGGATGCCGCGATTGTCTACGAGACAGGCGCGTTTACGGATAGCAAGTGGAAGGACGCGCAAAGCCTGCCGCAGCCGGTGTACGTGATGGTGTCGGCGGTGGAGTCCTTCACGGTGATCCGGTGACGATTCGCAGCCAGAAGGGCCGCTATCGGTCGGGGTCGGGGTCGCGGTCGCGGTCGGGGTCGTAATTCAACACAAACAAGGAAAATCAATGCTCATTTGCTCAAACTGTCAGGGGGTGATGAAACCGCTCGCCCACACAAAACCGGGCATCATCGCCGAATGGTGTCCCCGGTGCGGTTGCTACGTGGACTACACCGATGGCGAGTCGGGTTACATCTCACAGACGCCGCGACTCGTTGAGGAAGTTGGTTCCTACTTGGAAAAACTCCGAGAGGATCATGCTAACCGTGAACGGGATCGCTCGCCGACGACGGTACTCGCCAACGCCATCAAGTGTTTGGCGTCGTTCATTCGCCGGAACTGATTCACCGTTGACACACCATGATTTGCACCCTTGAGTTAACCGTCGCCCGTCCTTCCTAACTCATTGCGTGAACTATGCTTATCGAGAATTGGGACGCTTACGCTGTCCTCATAGGTCTGTGCGTGTCCATCTGGTTGACCGCACAAGTGGTTCGCTGTCTGTTGAACCGCCACGAACACAAGCAACGCATCTCCGTCAAACATGCGGAACGTTGCCGCCGAGGTCGTCCAACATGCTCCTGAACTACCTTCTATTTCAGTCCGTTGTTTGTACTATTGGGCTATCGTTACTATTGATTTTTTCCATGTGCCAAGCCGCTGCACAAGCGGATCGAATGTCGGAACGTACGTACTGGCAACTCAACACAACAAGGAACTTGCATGAAAAACCCGAAACAAATCGCCACCGTCCACCGCGTCAATGGGTACATCGACGAAGACGGCGAACCGATGGGCAAAATTGAACTCATCGGAGACTGCCCCATCTTCATCGCCGACAAGTTCATCCTTGCCGTTGCGGAGTCGATGGAAGATTACGAAGGTCAATTGATTATCGCCTGCGACTACGAAGGTACGATTGTCGCACAAACCAAGATTGCCAACACAACAACGGAACAGTTACGATGGAACGACGCTACCGAGTGCTTGTACTCAATGACTCCTATTGTCCGACGTGGAACCTTACAAAAACGGTTTACGAAGATGCCGCCGAAGCCGCTGTATTCGCTGAAGGGTTACAGGCGATTGAGATAACGGCGAAGTGGATGGAAGAACAATCTGCGATTGAGTTCATCAAGAGCTACGCCCCTGTACCACGGCAACGCCCGACGATTTACGAGATGCGACGACGTAACGTTCAGATGTCGGAAGAGGAACGCAAGCGACGTAACAACGATATTGTTCACGACATTATGAACACGTCGATGAGTCTCGGAAAGATTGCGGAAAAGTATGGCGTGTCCGATCAAACGGTATCGAACGTCGCCAAGAGCATACCGGGATACGATGGAAAGAAACGCGGTAGTGCAATCACGAAGCATTACGAAGGAACCGTCCCAAAGGAACAACGCGAGGAAATTTATCGTCGGTTCCTTGCGGGCGAAAAGCAACAAGACATCGGCAACGATTACGGGGTTGATAATTGGGTTATCAGCTACATTTGCCGCCAGATGAGAGCCAAACAAAGGAAAGAACAACATGCCACTGACACAACAACAAATTGACCTCGCCAACGCCTTGAAGGAACCGTTCCCCGCCGATGTTCTCGGATGGAAACCTCAATCGGTAAAAGGTAATCGTGCCCTTGCGGTCTGCTTTATCGATGCCCGAGACGTGATGAACCGTCTCGATGAAGTGTTCGGTGTTGACGGTTGGCAAGACGCCTACGCTCAACAGCCAAACGGTTCCGTGATGTGTCAATTGCGGGTCAAGGTCGATGGCCAATGGATCGAGAAATGCGACGTAGGGAACGAGTCCGATCAACCAGATAGCGGCGACAAGTTCAAGTCGGCGGTATCGGACTCGTTGAAGCGGGCGGCGGTCAAGTTGGGAATTGGTCGTTACTTGTACTCATTGCCGTTGCAGTGGCACGACTACGACCCAACGAAAAAGCAATTCGCTAGCCCGCCACGCTTGCCACCTTGGGCCTTGCCGAAAGGGGCGAAGCCACAACCCGCACCACAACAACAGCCTGCAACAACACCACCCGTACAGCCAACGCCTCAGACCGCACCGAACGCGGAGACGATGACGGGTCCGAAGCTACTGGCTACGTTGAGCGACTACGAGAAGAAGCTCGCGGGCGAAGGACTATGCTCGTTGGGCGATGTGATGTCGAAAGTGGCCGAGCGTACCGACGAATGGGTTGAGTCGCCTGATAAATGGTCGAAGGAACAAGTCGAAGACGTACGACTGTTTGCGAAGGGGATCGTTGAGAAGATCAAAGCGAAAAAGGGGAAGTGATATGACGCCATCAGATTTAAGAGTCTGTGCTTTGCAAGTTGAGGAGTCACTGTTAGAAACTGGCGATCCATTTTCCGGCGATGACTGGTCCGCGATGCAGGTTGTTCGTGCGTATCTCGCCGAGCATCCCGCCGACGATGACGAACCAATCACGGCGAAATGGTTGGAGTCATGCGGATTCCGACTAAGTTGGTCCACCACAAAAACAACAAAGTTGGACAATTACAACCAGTCGCTAGGCGATGATGTGACTCAATCATTCATTGAAGTTACGATCAGCAGTGACCGATCAAAAATTGATTTCTACGGCATTGACAACCACGAGCTAGGAGTAATGAAGCCGTTAGTAACCCGTGGAGAATTCAAGATGATGGCAAAGATTGTCGGTATAGAATGGAAGGAGTTAACGAAGTAATGTCGCCACTCGAATTTATCGCCCTGTGCGTCGTGACGCTCGCCCTGTTCGGGTTCGCCTACGTCGCCGTGAGTTTGCCCAAACCGAAGGATTAACAACAACCAACAAGGAAGATCATGGAAGGTACAGAAGCAATCACTTGGGAAGTGTACAACGTCGGGATGAGGATGTTCCGCAAGCGGTGGAGTCTGCTCAAGAGCAAATACCCGATGGTGTACGAACATCTTGATAACCGCGTTCATACGTATTTACTCAACGCTTCCATACGTCACGATCCACGGGGCATGTCCGTATGGGAATATGCCCGCAACGCTGTGTACTTTGCTCTGTCCAAAGGGATCAACAGCAATCGAGTCAATGGGTTCAGCGACCGCAACACGGTCAAGGGAGTTCACCAAAAAGACTTCCTTGTTACCGGCGATGATGGTAGACAGTATGACCCAATCGACTATTACGCGGTCGATACCATCAATTGCCCGCAACGATCCACGATGGTACGAGACTGCATTGAACGCATCAAGAGCATGCTACCGGAACGATCCTACAAAATCATTCGTATGCACTACATCGACGGCAAGACGCTCGAAGAAATTGGCAAAGAGTTGAATTTGACTCGCCAGCGGATTCAGCAGATCGAAGATGCCGCCATGCAACGAGTGCGTGAGAAGTTGCCCCATTTACTTGATGGAGAATGAAGATGCGTCAGACCATTGACCGGGATGAGTACGAAGAACCGGATTGCGATGTTGACCTTGGCGGTGAGTCGGGCGGTGCGTGAGTGTCTTACAAAGAATGTTGTTGACTATTCAGGATGAGCGTGTATGATAGCGGGACCAACAAAGGAAGGTGATGACGATGGAATACACGGAGTTTATTGAGTCGAAGACTCAACTAGGAGGGATGACGGGATTCAATCCGCATTGGATTCCCGACTTCCTGTTTGACTTTCAGAAGTATTTGGTTGACTGGTCGATCCGTAAAGGGTGTTGTGCTACGCTTGCTGATTGCGGACTCGGAAAAGGATTACGCCCAGATTGCCCAGTTCTTACTCCTAAAGGGTTCGTTCCTTTAGGTTCATTATCAGTTGGCGACAACGTGATTGGGTCTGATGGTAAAGAAACAAAAATTACTGGCGTTTTCCCACGCGGTATTCAACCTCTTTATCAAGTGACATTTTCTGACCAATCTTCTGTTGTGTGCGACTCTGACCATTTGTGGAATGTTAAATCGCAGAATGACAAATCGCGTGGCAAAGATTGGCGTACTTTAAGCACCGAAGAGTTGTCAAAATCAAACTTACGTTATGGACATGACGGCAAGAGTCGAACATGGCACATACCTATGGTTGATCCTGTTCGTTATCCAAAACAACAACTTCCAATTGACCCATATTTTCTTGGTGTCCTCTTGGGAGACGGAAGTATTTGTAATAACTCCGTCTCTTGGTGCAAAAACGACGCAGAAATATCTGAGCGTATTTGTCAAGTAATACCGGATGAATTAGAGCTAGTACGTGTTGACTCTGAAGAACGAGCAACCGTCTGGAAGGTTGTTGGAGTAAAAGGAAAGCCAAATAAAGTAATGGGATATTTGCGAGACTTGGGTCTTAGCGAATCTCGGTCTTGGGAAAAATTTGTACCAGAACAATATCTTATTTCAGACGTAGATGACCGCATTGCTTTATTGCAAGGTCTTATGGACACGGACGGATACGCTGGTGAATCACCAGAATTTACCAGTTCATCAGAAAAACTTGCGTTAGCAGTTCGTTGTATCGTCGAATCTCTTGGTGGAACAGCTTCGATTTCTATCAAAGAACATCCAACATACACATACAAAGAAGAACTTCGGACAGGAAGGCCATGTTATCGCGTAGTAATGACATTGCCGCAATTTGTTAATCCTTTTCACCTGAAGAGAAAGGCAGACAAATATAGAACGGCATCACGTGGTCTTGGTCGTTGGATTGATTCAATCGAGCGATGCGGAGAAGGTGAAACTATTTGTATTAAGGTTGAAGCAGAAAACGGGTTGTTCGTTATTGATCGACATATTGTTACCCACAATACGATTCTGCAATTAGTGTGGGCAGAGAACATTGTCCGCGAGACGAACAAGCCTGTCCTGATTCTCACTCCTCTCGCCGTTGCTTCACAAACGGCACGGGAGGCGGAAAAGTTTGGCATCGAGTGCCAAGTATCTCGCGACGGCAAAGCCACGTCGAAGATCGTAGTGACCAACTACGAACGGTTGCACTACTTTAACCCGTCCGATTACGTCGGGGCCGTGTGCGACGAGTCCAGTGCGATTAAGCACATGGACGCCAAGCGTACTCGTGGTATCACCGAGTTTATGCGATTGCTGCCGTATCGGTTCCTGTGTACTGCAACACCTGCCCCCAACGATTACGTCGAACTTGGTACGTCTGCCGAAGCGTTGGGCGAGATGGGGTTTCAGGACATGGTAACGAAGTTCTTCAAGAAGAACACTAAAGGCGGACAACATGGGTGGGCACGGTTGAAGTACGAACTCAAGGGACACGCCCACAAAGACTTTTGGCGGTGGGTCTGTTCGTGGGCGAGAGCAGTACGCAAGCCATCGGACCTAGGTTTCGAGGATGGAAAATTTGAGTTGCCGGAACTCATCACCCATGAGCATGTGGTCGAAGCTAAAACGAAGCGTCCGGGGTTCCTGTTCGACATGCCCGCGATTACGCTCGAAGAACAACGGGAAGAACGGCGGCGGTCGATGCCAGAACGCTGCGAACAAGTGGCGGAACTGGTCAAAGACAAAGAAATCTCGCTCGTGTGGTGTCACCTGAACAACGAAGGAGACTTACTCGAAAAGATCATCCCAGACGCGGTCCAAGTGTCTGGATCGGATAGCGACGAGAAGAAAGAGGAATTGTTCCTTGCATTCTCGTTAGGTCAAATCAAACGACTGGTAACGAAGCCAGTTCTTGCAGGATGGGGCTTGAACTTCCAAGTGTGCAACCATGAAACGTTCTTCCCGTCCCATAGTTTTGAGCAATACTATCAAGGTGTGCGACGGTGCTGGCGATTCGGTCAGACGAAACCTGTCACCGTTGATATTGTTACGTCGGAAGGTGAACGCGGTGTATTGGAAAACTTGCAACGCAAAGCCGATGCCGCCGATGTGCTGTTTAGCAAGCTGGTCGAACTGATGAACGACCACTTGAAGATTGCCCGCTCTAATCCATTTACCAAACAGTCGACGCTTCCGTCGTGGCTGGTAAACAACTAACAACAAAGGAAGTTCCATGAATGTGCTAGATCAGAAAGTTACCGATAGGTACGCCATCTACAATGGTGACTGTATTGAGGTTATCAAGGGAATACCTGATAAAACAGTCCATCTTTCCTTGTACTCACCCCCATTTTGCGGGCTTTTCCACTATTCCTCTTCCGAACGGGATATGAGTAATTGCCGTAGCTACGAAGAGTTCTTCGTTCACTACGGGTTCCTTGTCAGCGAGTTGCACCGCATCACGTTACCAGGACGTTTGACCGGGGTTCATTGCATGGACGTGCCGAGTAACGGAGCGAACTTAGGCGGGAAGTTAATTGACTTCCCCGGCGATATTATCCGCCTGCACGCCGAACTAGGGTTCGATTACGTGGCTCGTTACTGCGTGTGGAAGGAACCTCTTGCCGTGCGTAATCGGACGATGGCGAAAAGCCTTGCTCATCGACAACTGACGGAAGACTCGAGCTTGTGTGACAATGCGTCGGCGGATTACCTGTTGATGTTCCGCAAGCGTGGGGAGAACAAAATCCCCATCACGCACACGACGGGGTTAGCAACGTATGCGGGGTCACGTCCCATTCCGCCAGAGTTATTGAAGTACAAGAACTACAAAGGAAACCAGATCAAAAATCGTTACTCGCATTGGATTTGGCGACAATATGCGTCCGCGTTTTGGGATGATGTTCGCATCGAGCGTGTGTTGCCGTACCGAGAATCACGCGAACCGGAAGACGAGAAGCACATGCACCCGCTGCAATTGGACGTTATTGAGCGTTGTTGCGTGTTGTGGTCCAACCCCGGCGAGACAGTTTTGACTCCGTTTATGGGTGTGGGTAGCGAGGTCTATGGTGCGTTGATTAACGGACGCAACGCTATCGGCATCGAGTTGAAGCCGAGTTACTACAAGCAAGCGGTGAAGAACGTGGAACTAGCGTTTGCCGAACAAGTGGTACAAGAAGACTTGTTCGCTCAAATGGTCGATGCGGAATCCAACCCCGATGAGGCGGAATGATGATCGACCCACAACAACTGATAGCGTCGATGGCCGAAAAGATCTACGTGATGTCCACCCACCTAACAACCGTTGCGGAGCGTAAGATGAAGCACAACCCACCACTTGACGCCACCTACGATGATATAATCAAGTGGGCTTTCCGTCGTGCTTATATTCACGAGGATGGCAATTTGAACAAGGTTTCCAAGCGGCTAGGAGTGTCCCTCAAGACCTTGTATAATTGGCGAAATAAATGGGGCATTTGTGAGTCAATAAAAGATGGCCGCGAGATTATCCATTTCGGAGGCGATAGCGGCGGGTATCGAGATACCGCCCCTGAACGAACCGGCGAAGTTGCTCAAGAAACGGGCCAAGTTGACGGGGGCGTTCGATTGTGCGGACACGTTGGGGCAAGTCCTGAACATGGTGAAAATCTACGGGTGGGTGAGGGACTTCCGCTTCCATCCGTCCCGCAAGTGGGAACTGGACATTGCATGGCCGGAGTTGATGATCGCGGTTGAAGTTGATGGGGGTCAGTTCATCGAAGGAGGTGGACGCCACCAACGCGGCAAGGGATACGAAGCCGATATTGAGAAGTTAAACGAGGCGATGTTGTTGGAGTGGTCCGTTCTTAGGGTCACTCCCGCACACGTCAAAGATGGTCGAGCGTTACAGTGGATTGAGCGAATGTTGAAACAAAATGAACGAACGTTATGACCTATACGCTGTGGTTGTAGACAACCCCTTTGACGATGCCCCGCGTCTTATTTTCGCTGATTACTTGGAAGAGCGTGATCAGGAAGAGTTTGCTCACTTCATTCGCACGACGATAAAAATTCACTCGAAAAACTTATCCCCAGATGACCGCTATACTCTTGGCGGTCAAGTGATCCTGAATCGTTCGTCTTGGTTCCCTGATGCCCACAACGCAGGGCAGATTATTTTCAACCATAAAGAGCCGCCTTATATAACTCGAACATGGCCGTTATTCAACGTGCTTCGCGGATTCCCTACCGAGTGCAACCTAACCCTGCATCAATTTGTTACTCAAAGAAAAGACATTGTTGCAACAAACCCCATTTGCAAATGGACAATATCTGATCGCCTTCCTCAATGGAGAGAGTCAAACAATTGGGATCAAGAATATTCCGATGGCTATGAATTTGAATTTGGCTCAGACAAGGAAATACCAGAACGACCATATCTTCCTTGGAAGTGGCTTGAGTACGCGGAGAGCTACGGCCTGAATTTAGAGCAACGCTTTGACGATAGTAGACAAGCTAATTTGAAGCTAGAAAAATTTCTTTGGTTGTACGCAAGAGATGGTACAAAATAAAACCCCGCTAGCGGAAGGAAGGCTAGCGGGGTCCAACAAGGAAGCAACGGAGGTTGCTACTTAGTTCATCGTCACTTCTCAGCGTCTTGCACAATTTCCGTTGGGACAGTTTTGATAAATCACTCGCGAACCTACCGGATATGCCGTAGGCGTTGACTGTACGGCATTGCAACGCCCGTTGGAACAGTTTGCTGGTTGTGACGCGATGATTGGGCTAGTACCGCTTTGCTTCGCTGCGATGTGGGCTTTCAACGCCTCAACCATCCCTGCCGGACATTTGAACGTCCCGCCGTCCGTGGGGTCCAGAACGTCCACAATCGTATCGGGATTGGTCGCTGGCAACGTTTTTGGGGCATCTTTGGCGACGGGGGTTTGTGCGTTCAGGAATCCAGCACTGAGGCACAACACAAACAGGATACGCATAACACTACTCCTTTGTCCGGGTGAGAAGTTCACCCGGTCGGAAAAGTGTATCGGTTGTTTGACGGACGAACAAGAGCAAAAGTTTTTGAACTATTTTCTACAACGTGGCTTGCATCTGACAACGATAATGGTAGGATATGACGTATCGCCTAACAAATACAAAGAGGAAGATGATGGGTAGTAAAAAGTTGAGTCATGTAACATTGCCTCAGGCCCTTGAGTATTTCAGCGGCCATTCAGGGGGAGCGGCTCACAACCATCCTTGTGTGGGTGCTTCTTCTGCTGGGATAACAGTGTCATGCAAAAAAGTATCAATGACATTCCGCTTAGATCAATTCGATATGGCAATGAGTTTTTACAAGTTCTGTTTGGCAGAAAGCGGCTACAAAGTGTAAACAGAAAAACCTTCCGGCGACTCGCCCACTATCACCGGAAGGCCAAAGGAAGTCCGCCCGGATGAGGAGCGTACATGATTAGCCTAATCGAAGTGTTGCGACGTGTCAACGGTCAGCCGCAAAATGTGCAGATTCTCGTCGGCTACGAAGCGGATACGGGCATTCTGACCATCGGCACGGACATCCGCAAGAGTCGCACGACAGGGGCCAAACGTCCCGCGACACTCGAAACGTACGCCGTTGAGGAGTACCCAAGCTACGACGGCACAAAGAAGCCGGAAGTGCCCGGACGTTCGTTTCACCTCAAGAAGCAATCGAACGGCGAATTGTACAGCGTATTCATCTCGGAGACGGGGAACGCCGAACTGGACGATATCAAGAATTTGTGCGTGTGTATGGGGTTCATGCACACGGGCATTTGCAAGCATTGCGATTCTGTGAAATACCTTGTCAAAAATGGACTCATCGCCGATCCAAAAGAGTATGCGGAATCTGTTTTCAGCGAAGAACTAGGGTTTTAACAAAGGGAGTAGAAATGGTAGAGTTGTTTGTTGTAGCTGGGGCACTTCTTGTTTTTGGATTTATAGCGCTTATTTGCATTTTAGGTGCGGACGAATGCGAAAAGAAAAACGAGGCACTTGAGGAGGTTAAACTACTGAAAAAAAAACTTGTTGACGCCGAGGACATTTGGAAGAAGTATCAACAATCCGAGTCGCAAATAAAGGTTCTCACAAGAGAAGTTACGTTAGCGGAAGAGGAAATAAATCGTCTTGTCCGAGTAAAAGAACACCACGAACAAACGCTGGAACAACTACGAATTCAGATTCGGAAGTACGAAGAAGACATTGACTCGCCAGAGGTTAAAGACCTGCAAGATACCATCGAGAAGATGCGTCTGCGACACGCCGAAGAATTAAGCATCGTTGAGGAAAACCGCTACGATTTGAACAAGGTGATCGAAGGAATCTCGAAGGAATTGCGTCTTGCTGCCGGTCGCCTTGATGGGTTGTGCATCCCGTTCTGGCCAACAAAAAAGGGTGGGTCAAAGTGACCCACCCTAGCGAAGCCAGCCCACGGCGTAACGTGGATTAACGTCGGAATCCCGACCCGATAATGCTACCAATTGCCGAGCCAATGACCGCTCCAGCCAAGCCCGCCCCCGGCCCGGCTAATGCCGTTCCTGCAACCGCACCTGCTGCCCCGCCAAGAGTTTGAGGATCGAATAAGGCGTTGGCGAAGTTAGCGAAGTTCCCGCCACCGCCCGAACCGAATCCCCCACGATTCCCGCTGAACCGATCCCCTTGCGAAAATTGGCGTTGGGTGCCGTAGAACTGTTGACCTTGGAACTGTTGTGCGTAATGCACTTGGTTGACTTGGCGAACTACTTGTACTTGGCGAACCGCGTAAACAGGTTGCTGAACCGCCACGACTTGACGAACAGCGTACACCGGCTGAACGGCTTGGAACTGTACCGATTGTTGGTACTGCACCGGAGCGGCGAACGATTGCACCGCTTGGCATCCACCAGAAGCAAAGTTGTTGCCGTAGCCACCGCTAAACGAGTTCGTGACTGCATGGCATTGGCCAAACGACACGCTACCGAACACGGCGACAACCGCGATAGACAAGAGGCATTTCATAACTGGTTACTCCTAGGATTGTTACCACGTCATTATACAGATAACGGGCTAGTTGCTGGATTCTTCATACGCCCATTGTTGAATCGAACGAATTTCAGCAAGAGCGAGCTTCGGCATCTTCAAAGGCATCGCCTTCGTGTCCTCATCATGTCGCACGGACGCAAGGATTTTCAAACGCCCTACCTTACCGATAGACGCCGGATACGACAGGTTCAACTTATCACCTTGGCCGTGGCATTTCGTGCAATGGGAATTGAAGATATTGCCCACAACCCCACCACTCGATGCCGTGTACTTGTTACCGCTTGTGCTGATTGGAACGTCTCCAAGCGGGTCGGTCGATTCAGCCTGCGGCTTATCGGGTAAACGCTGGTTCTGTTGCAACTTGCCCGCTTCGTCTTGCAATTCTTTCTTGAACTCGTTGAGGGCTTCTTTGGCCCCCCTCTTCGCTGCATCCTCAGCAATGACCTGATTGACCCGCGTTTGGGCTAAATCGGGTGCGACTTGATACAGCGTTTGGATCGGGATTGCCACCGGGTAAACGGCATTGTACGCCACCACGGGAGCGACGTACGCATTGTTGTGGTACGTCGGAGTCACGTAGCCCGACCGAATCACCCGGCATCCGTCCGCGTAGGACGTGACGGGGAGCGTGAGGAACGTACCGACGACGCAAACGGAAAGGCGATAGAGGTAGGTCATGTGTTCTCCAAATTCTTGAGTAATTTTATCGAGGCATCAACTGCATAAAACAACGTTGTTAAAATCACTGGGTAAGCAATAAGCAAGACGCTTGCGTTGTCTTTTTCGTACGACACAAGAATAATCAACACCAATAACGCTGTCCAAAAAACAGACGCCCAACAAAAATAAAACTTTTGGTCACTCATTTCTGCACCTTCCCTTTTCGCAACAACTCAGATTGTTTTTCTGCAAGTTCAAATATTTCAAGGTCTTCGGGATTGTCAAATCCAATCTTGCAGCGAATAAGTGTCTCAATTCGACGTAGTTTGTCCATCTGCTCTTGGTGTCGTTTTGCTTGACATGTTTCCGCTAAACAAAACATTCCGAGTAACGCAATCATGGTCAAAACAAACAAAAGATAATCGCTCATTTCTGCACCTTCCCTTTTCGTAACAACTCAGGTAGTAGCCACGCAAACAACGGCGATGGACTCTCTGCGTTCCGCATCACGGATAACGTCAACGCCAGCTTGCGGTACAGCACATCATCCCATTCCGCCCGTGGGATCGATTCGCCCATGAACAAGTTCTGAGTGTCCAACCCGCCATCCTGCATACAGACCAGCATCATCGCCAATCGTGGCACGCCCAATTCCACGGCGGCTTGTTCCAGCGAAACAGGGGCATCGTACCAGTCGCGGAACCGGATCGTTTCGTCAGCGAACTTTTGACCAGTCCAGCCAAGATTATCCGGTCGAGTGGTCAGTGTTCGCAAGGCTTTTTTGTAGGGCAGTCGCCAATACTCCGTATCCTCTTCCCATCCCACGAAGAACGCAGCTAACGCATCCGCGACGTGTGGGTCAGCGTCAAGCAACCCGCCTTGGTTCGTCTTCGGACTCCGCAAGCGACGGATGCCGTCCTTTACTTTGGTGTTCGACGGGTCAAGAACGCCGAACGATGGAGCGTGACAGATCGCACAACTAAACTGCGTCTTGACCACACCGAACGACGGGTCTTTCGACGAGTGAACGACTTCCGCGTCCCCGAACTCTACCCGCTTGCGTCCGTCCTTCGCCCCGCCCGTCAGGAATGCCGTTTGCAGTCCGCTAGGAAGCGTTACAAGGTGTTCGCCCGCGTCCTCTTGCAAGTCGCCAATCGCTACGCCCCGTGGATCGTTCGCGGGGTTGCTCTTGCCCGAAGTCTTGCGGAAGTCTCGCGTCCGCATCGACGGGAACCCACCGGCGAGAACAAGTATCTCAATCACCCGGTCGTTGTACGCCACGAACGAACCATTCTTGACGTTCCGACTTCCTCCGACCACTTCGCCTCGTTTGGCGAATATTCTCTCCCTGTCGAGCGTCTTCTGAGCGTCGGTGATGCCCCAACGGTCTTGGAACTGCGTCAAATCTTCGGGGAAGTCTTTGATAACCTTCGTGCTGACTTTCTGCTGCCCCACGATGGTAAAGGAAGGGACGGACGCAATGCCAACGGGTTCGTCAACTTCGTACTCTTCCTTGTGGTTGAACGAACCCGCTGCGTAGAATTTACCATCTTCGGGCCAGATGCCACCCTTCCACGGCACTTCGCGTATCTTCTGGACCTTCTTCGTCGTCTGTATCGCTTCGGTAAACGATTGCTTCAGGTAACTGAACTGAGTCTTCCCGAAGCGTTCTTCTGGGTAGGTGAGGTTGTACAACAACGCCGTACGCCCACCCGGTTCCATCAACTCACGCATGAACCACTCGAGCGGAACCATCACGTCAACGTGGAATGTAACGGGGTCTTGTTGCACGCCGATCAACTGCCGTGCCCGTTCCGCGAGGATGGGATCGCAATGCGGTTCCCGAAACTTTTGATCTTCCCGCACCGATGCCGTCCACGCTTCGACGGTCCAGCGTGTTTTGCGTAAGTCGATGGCCAGCAGTCGTTTATCGCCGCCGACGTTCGGCAAGAACCGTGCCAGCGTGTTCGCCGTGTTCGCGGTGTTGTAGTACGTCTCCGAGAGCGTCGTACGTTCCGTGAGCAACGGGTCAGGGGTTGCATGTGCCGCGACAAACCGCGTAAAGAGGCGGTCCTGTTCGGGGAGCTTTTCTAGGTGAGCGATTGCTAGCTTAAGGTAAGCGTCGGGGTGCGTAATCGTGGTAGCGAACAGCTTCACGGGTTGAGCGACGGGAGCGGAACGGGATGGCTTCGCTTCGCCATGCAAATACGGATTGTCGGGAACTGGTCCCTGTGCCAACAAGCACGCTAAGAGAAGATAGTTCAAACTGCACCTTTTCCAAATCGTTGCACCGGAGCGGGAAGGCTGACGCCGGAAGGTGCAGTCCACAACGCCCCTTCAAACCGCCCCGGTCACAACGCTGCACCTTGGAGTTTTAACACCTTACGCCGTCAATGGGTTAACCCGATAGGGAACCCAAAAGTCACTCGCTAACTGTGGATTCAACGCATACTCAAGAGGGATCGTACCGTAGCCGTCTGAACCCCAACTTGTATCCCAACTGTTGCGAATGATGAGGTTGTTTTGATCGTAGCCTACTACCGCGATGTCATGACCGCCGATTGGACCGTTGCGAAGGTCGTTCTGCGTCGGCATCGGGATATTGCCCGTCCGTGCCGTCGAATCGGTCATCAACGATGGGTACACGCTGAACCCGAAGATAAACGGACGCCCCTGATATTGACTGTTGCCAGCCAAGCACGCCTTGAACGAGTTGAGCGATTGCGGAACTGCCCGATACTCGGCAATCTTGTTCTTCGCTGCTTCGGCGAACGCTTCATCCGAAGGACGTTCGCGGAAACGACTGGTATCGTAGGGCATCATTCGTTCGGGGAAGAAGCCGAACTTGTTCAACGCCTTCATCAGATTGCGGTTATCAACGCCCGAATCTTGGTTGACCGTTCCCATCAGCGACCGGACCATCCAGTACAACCCCAAACGCGACGGCATTTCGACTTCGACGCCATCCGCCTCGGTGGAGTACAAGACGCAAAATAACGCCGTATGCGGCCCGCAACTTCCAATGTCAAGTTGTGACCATGCGGGGTTAATAGGACCGCTCAACGCCTTGACGGGGAGCAGGAAACTTGACGGGTATTCTTCCGCCGTTTCGGGTGCGGAGAAGATGCGGTCTTGTGCGTCAAAGGCTTGTTTGACAAAGCCAGAGATATTGTACTGTGGCATGAATGCACCTTATTTGCCGTATTTCTGGAACAACTCAAGAATCTTCCCCGGAGCGTCCGGCGAAGTTCCTTCCCAAAGTAATTTTGCCTGTCCCTCAACCTTCGTGAAGATCGCTAGATAAGGTAGGCGATTACCCTTATCCTTCCACGATTTCGCCAGTTGAGCGTAACGAGCGAAATTGGGGTCATTGGTGTTCAGTGGCAACGCCGCTACAAAATGCTTCCCCGCATCCTGAAACTTACGCAACGGTAGCCCCGCTGCGAACAACGCCCCACGAATGTCTACCGCATCCTCGGTGGCCTCAACGAAGTAGATATACAACTGCGACTTGGCAACAGGTTCAGGCGGGGCAGGAGGAACAGGGATCGGTGGGGTAGGAGGTTCTGGTGGAAGCGGTGCGGGGTCCGGTTTCCACGGAACAACCGTTACCTTACGCTTGATCTTGACGCCTTCGCCATCGGCGGAGATGGCTACCGCAGTAAGTGTGTACTCGCCAACTGTCTTACACGTGATTTGCGGTTCCGTCTTGGAAGCAAGTTTGTCTTGCGGAGTGAACTCAATCGCGTCGGGAGCGTCCCAGATGATCGTCTTCGCGTCCGTCTTGACCACGATGAACGTGGGCGTACAAGCCTTGATGGTAATGGGGTCGAAGTCAATCTTTGGAGGAGCCGCGAACGTGACCGACACAAACAATAACAGACCGCAAAAAGCGTTACGCATCGCTGCACCTTTCAAGAAAAGAATGTCTACATTGTATCATAAACACAATGACATTGCCATGTTAAGCGTTGGCCCAAACCGGACGGCCTAACAACAAGCTATACTTGAGAATCGCTTCGTCAACTTCCGGTGGAGCAAGCAACGTGTAATTGAATCCATCCCAATAAAGAATTTCACCGGGGACCGACCCAGTTGGAACGTACGTCATACCCGGAGGCGGAGTGGTTCGCGTCGGACCACTACCTACTACCTTTTCACCCATTGGTACTTCGTCCATAGGATCACTCATGCGTAAATTCCTGTTACTATTTGTCATTGTCATTGCCGGATGCGAAACGCCACTTACCCCACCCGTCGAGCCTCTTGCCGTCCGTCCGATTGATTTGGTACACGGATATCGTGACCAAACCACAATTGCACAAACCGCTTACGATAACATCACAATTTCTCTATCGTTGCCATCAGGTTCCTACACCGTGTCGGGGAATACAATTTGCTGGCATCTTGCCAGCAAAGAGTTCCCGCCCGTTATCGTGTTCCACTTCAAGGAACCACCCGCCAAGACACATCGATCCTTGACAATTATCGGCGTGTGTCAGGGGCGACACGACGACAACAAAGACCGCGAGTTTATGGGCTTCACGTTCTGTATTACCGTGAGCGAATGTCGGTTTGCAAATCCGCCAGCATTGCCCGCACCTCGTTAACGTCCCGCAAGTATCTCGCCTGAATGATCCGCTGGTCAGACCGCGACTGGATCATTTGTAGCGATACCAACACAATTAGAACGATGAACACAAGCCACGATGATTCGGTTGCACTGTCCCGCCGAATGTCATTTCGCACCATTTGCCCCTCTGGGCTGTTCGCCGTTGCGGAACGGTCGAAAGGCGATACAGTACCCACCCAAGATTCCGAGGGCCAAATTCAGGTAGTACGCAGACTGACTAATACCTGCCGTGTTGTCGGCAATGGCTCCGAGGACCGCATACACGCCCCAAAAGCCAATAATCGGACCCATGACAAACAAGGCAATTTTCGCCTTCAATTTGTGGAACTTGTGTAACAGATCGTGATGGACCACCACGAACCCACTCATAGCGACAAAGAAGGCGAGTCCTGATGAAAGATTAACCCCCATTCTTTTTCCCCTTCGCAATGAGCGTGAGTAGTTCGGCGATTTTCTCCAATGGCTTTTCCCTAAAGCCTCGAAACAACGCAAAAATTCCGCCCGAAATCATTAGTCCACCTAACCCAATGAGGAAGTGAATACAGGCCGTCATCTTGTTGGAGAATGCGAAATACTCACCCACAACTGGAGCAACAAAAATGGCGGTCAGAGTGCCAACAATGACCGCCCCGACTCTCTTCCACAAATCCAATTTCTGCAAATGGGCAAGACTCACCATACCACCCGCAAGAGCGGCGAGAGCGTACCAAACGTCATTAGGAATCGCATCCATTGGCACGCTCCGTTTATTGATATTAACAGGCTACTCAGGGGGCTGATACACCCCTTCGGCAATCACCACTTGCCCACTTGAAATCGGGTACTCGTCATCGGTATTCGTTCGCCAAATGTCCCAAACGTATTTGCCTTTGGATAATGAGGCGGTCTGTGTTTCCGTCAATGACACGGTGAACGTCCCCGCTGAGGCATCGACAATAACCGCGTCCGCTTCTTCAAGGACTGTCGAACCGGCTTTGCGACTGATGTAAAACGTCATTGTCCAGCCGGTAATATCGGTATCGGCTTGATTGGCCGATGGTCCGAGTGTCGCAGTCCAGTCTTGCCCGCGATAAATCGTGAACGGTCGATTGTTGACAGCCATTTATTGTTCCTCCCAAAGTAGCACGGTCGGAACAGGTTCCTGCCACGACAAAGCAACACCCGCTGCGGACGTTGACCAGAACGGGGTTGCTTGGCGGGGCAACTCCCATTTCAAATCGGCGACGGATGGAGGCGGTTCTTCCCCCAAGCCAAACGGCTTCACCAACCGATACAGCATGTAGCGGATTAGGTTCATGTTGGGGTAATGCTCGCAATCGTTTCGGCCCCGGTGGTTGTCGTTGCCGTGAACAGTTCTGTTGAGTCGTTAGTTCCGTAAACCGTTATTGTAGTTCCAGTTGTAACAACCTTGTTCATCCCGCCTTGCCAGAAGTATGCCGCCGTTCGACCGTTGCCGATGTTGTATCCTGCAATCGCCGTAGCAATCGTGGCCGTTGTTAACCCCGTCACACTGCCAACAGAACCGGACAGGTTGCCAGTGATATTGGCCGTTAGTGCGGACGTAATTGAGGTTGCGGCATTAGTCCCGGCGATGAACAAGCCACCCGATCCACCCGGCACAACTCCTGCGGTGTAAAGTGATTTTCCAATCGAACTTGCAACCGTGAAATGCCCTGCGGTCGTGTCCTGCCAAACCGCCGCCGGTAAATTGTCAACGCTTGTTTGACTTGATCGCGTGTCAATAGACGCCAGGACCGTTAACAGTCCAGCGGCGGTAGCTAACCCAGTTTGAATCTCCGTAATCGCATCGGCAGTGAAGGCAGCGTCCGTGATTGAATCAGTGCCGAGTAGCGTTACTTGATCTACAAGCGTTACACGAGCCAACGTTGCGGACTTTTGGGTTGTCGTGAAGTCCAGTGCGGCATTGAACGCAAAAGACGCAGAGTTGAGGGCGTACGCTCCACCTGTAACTTGAGTTTGCGTTAGTGTCGAGAGCGTTGCCCCAGCACTACCGAGCGACCACGCACCGATGCCGGTGATTGTGCCAGCACCGCCGCCGAGGACTTTGCCTGCGACGTCGCCGTTTACGCTGCCAATAACGTCAGTAACTTGGCCGAATGTTGTAGTGTCGAGAATGACTGCCGTTGATTGGTTTTCTACGTTGCCCCAATTAATCCCCACCGTCCCGCCAGCGGTGATTTCTAACAAGGAAAGATTAGCCGGGACTGTGTAAACCAACACACCCACCATCGCCACATTCGCCGTCGAACTCTTGCCAGTGAAGTTCAACGCGACAGCATCCGTTTCGCCTTGCGTCAGGTCAAACGAGTACCAACCGGGAGCATTCGTCGAACTCAGTTCGGTTGCACTCGTATCGCCGAGGACCGTGACGCCTCCCCAATCCTTGTTCACGTAGGCGGTCAGGTTCGCTGCATCGCCAGTTTTGGGAGCCCCCGTGCTGTAGTCAAAACAGAACAGGGCGATTTTTTGGGAGCCAACATTACGATCCATTAGAATGGTCTCCCGATGATTTGTTGAGCGTAATACTGAAAGCCGATCTTCGGTGTTGCCCCGCCGACCGTTGAATAACTTCGCGTCGAAACCCACCGCAACGGCGAATCAGGAGTGCGATAGCCAACCCGCGAAGCGTTGTAATCCAAAGCAACTTCAGCAGCAGATAAAGCACGATTATGAACGCTAACATCTCTAATAAATCCGCCAAAAGGGATCGCCCCAGATGACGATCTTGCACCAATACCAGAAGTCCCTCCTGATGCTGGATTAGTTGCTGTGGTAGTCGATCCTGCTAAGACACCGTTCAGGTATAAAGAAACAGTCCATGACCCAGTTGACCCAGACCTAACACACACAACACGATTCCATTTTCCAGCTTCAATTACTCCCGTGCCGGTGAGAATCAACGAGTTGTTCCATACCACGCTATTACGACCGCTAGTTCGTCCAACTTCTAGGACAAAACTGGTGGCATGGCCACCAGTTTCCTCACCCATAATTGCTTGATTGCTCGCAACAGAAGTAGCAAAAAACCATGCCGAAGCGGTCATAGTAGAAAGCCAATAAGAAGTCCCAAATCCGCTTGGTAACGCAACGACATCGTTCGTCCCATCAAAAAAAACCGACGGGGTGTCGGTTTGAACAGAATTATTCCACTTCGCTCCGTTAGTCAGAGTGCCGTGATTATTCTTTGCAATATCTAGGAGCCGTGAGCCAGCCCCCAACCCCATTGGGGTGTGCCACCAAGCAACTCGTCCCTTATTCAATGGATGATCCCAATCGACGGCGTTGCCAGCGTCGATGCAGGAATACCGAATTGGCGGATGGAAGTTCATTACGTGATTGTATCCGATGCGTAGGTGATCGCATCAACGCCCATGATAAGAGTCTGCCCGCTGTTATTGACAGGAGTTATTTCCCAAATATCACCGCCCGGAATCCACACCGCACCCACATCCGCACCCCATGTGATCGTATCACCGGAGTTGTGCGTCAGCCTGAACCCAGTGCTACGATCAATGGTTAGGGTGCTGGTGGTCAAGTCGTCCACTTGGCAGAACTCAATTCGTGAACCAGACGAGTTCATGCAAATCGTTTGCCCTGCCGCAAATCCCGTCGCCGTGGTCAGCACAATCGTCGTCGTGCCGCTATTCGACGCCCCGTTGAGCGTCGTCGCATTGACTGCCGTAGTACTGGACTGGAAGTCGTAATTCGTGTTAGGAACGTTGAGCGTATTATTGACTGTGCGACGGATAGCAATGTAGCCAAATCGAGTCAACGCCGTCGCCGCGTTGCGTCCGATTCGGCATACGAGCCACGCCCCAAACTTTGTTAGCAAATCCAATTGCACCGTCGTCCCCGGCGTTGCGGACGTTGCAAACGATGCCGCCGTAATCGGCGTAGAGAATGTCGGGCTTGTTGGTGTTACAGTTGCCATTACGGTAGATTCCTCGCAGTTTCACAATCAACGGGAGCAATCGGACTGGTATAGCCAACCGTTGCCGGACCATCGCCCGCCGCATCACACACGGTTCCATTGCCAGCGATTTTGAGCAACTTTTCCGCCACCGTTGCCGGTCGGAAACAGTGCAAGTACACTGCCGCCCGCACCGCTAAATCGGCTGCGGTTCCCACCCACACCGCATTAATTCCCGCCCGCACATTGGCAAGAACTGGGTTGATCGTCCGCCCTTGTGGATCGGCTTCGATCATCCATTCCCAGATACGAGCTTTGCCAACGCTGAGATTGTCAACTCGGGTCCAGTCGAACCCATTAGTCATAATCCCGGACATGGGAACCGACGAACGATAGACGTAGTACGTCGGCGTAGCGACGGCATTGAGCAAGTCGGCGGCTTCGCCATCACTTAGTCCGGCGGCATTGGTTGCCATCCACGACTTGATAAGTTGCAATTGTGGCGTTGTCAGTGGCATCGTAGCGAACCCCAATGGTAGTTTTGGCCATGCGACGTACCGGCATTTTATTTGCTTTAGCTACGAATTGCAAAGCATTTACGACTTTTGTGCCACAACCAATTGACCCGCATCCCAAACAAGCGTCGTCACGATGCGACACTTCCGCTTTACGATAGCATGCTGTAACTCCAAATGGCTTGGAATTTGCAGATGCCCCATGATGTACACGTTGGCGTACGTGTGCCACGGCCGGGGGGTTTGGATTTGAATAATCCCCTTCGGCGATAGGGCAAGGATTAACTCGTCTAGGAACGTATGGAAGTCGGGAACGTGTTCGATTACTTCCCGGCATTGAATCGCCCCGTATTGTCGCGGGAACAACGACGCCTTGAATTCAGGGGCAATCGTCGTGTGCGGTCCCATATCGCAGCAAGGGACGACATCGAAACCGTGGACCGCGTATCCTTCGTCCTGCATGTTGGCGAGTGCCGCCCCGTCACAATGCCCAACGTCAAGGAAGTCCAGATTCGGGCAGAGGTGCTTGTAGCGGGTGAAGTAGCCAACGTTGGTTGTTTGTTGGTTGCGTGACTCGTCGAAGTTTACGCCCGTTTGGAGTCGATAAACTTCTAGGTAGTTGGTGTAGAGGTCAGGGTTGTAGACTTCTTCACTGCTGGACGAATTGCACTCGAAGCAATGCCACCACGGACCACCGGGAGCGTGATGGTGAATGCGGGTCGTGTTGGGCGAGTGACAGATTTTGCAATTCATTTTGAGCGACTCGGCACGAAGAGGGCACGCTTCCGCGTTGCCGTAGGTCGTGCGGGAGCGAGATAATACACCGCGATGGTATGACGCGACTGCGGTCCTGTCACCACTTCGCATCCGTGGAACGACGTATCAGTAGGTTCCCACAACACCAACCGCCCCCGCTTCGGATAGATTCGGGTCACGACTTTGTTGCCCATGTCGTCATAGAAGCACAACGCCCCACCCCATTGCTCTTGCCAATCGTCAAGGAACAAGATGGCGTTTAGTCGTCGTTCCATGTTGGGAATGTGCGGATGTAGTGCGTAGTCGATGTGCGGGGCAAGGAACCCACCGGGATCGGTAACGTGAAGACCGCCACCGTGGAGCGTGTCGTCGCCGCGAATTCCGTCAATGTCAAACTTGAAATCGACACACAACGATTGAGCAACTTCTTTTTCTAGTAATGTTTTTACGGCGACGTTGACCGACAACGGCAAGTTGTCCAAGTCATTGCATGATCGTTTGCGTTCGTGATCGTTGGCGTACACGGCCCATTTCCCCGAGTACTTTGGGAGCGATACAAGAAATTGATTGCCAATGTTGTAGGCATTATCAATTACCCAATGACGGAAAGGTGTTTCGCATTCTGTTGCTTCCAGTTCACCCATTCGCTTTGCACCTTTGAAAAGTAGGACGTATTGTACAAGTCAAACCGCTTGCCATCGTGAAAAACAACGCCCGCATCCGCTGCCTTAAAATTGGTTCCCGGCCACGACTCCGTGCCGTACCACTTGGCGTCAATCTTCCCAATTTTGGGAACCGCACTGCCGTATCGTACCCAATACATCCCACCCGAATAATGGAACTCCGTTCCAGCAAAGTCTTTACATACTTTCTTGAACGATCCGGCAACGGGGAACCGCTGCAATTGTTCTTCGACCAGTGGCCAATAATCCAACAGTGATTCGTATAGCATCTCAGTCCATCGCCATGTTGACGGACCACGAACGACGCTCTTGGCGTGACCGTAGAATACGCTGTCATTCGAGTTCGGTTCTGTGGCTTTGAGTGATTCCCACAACGCCGCCCATGTTGCCGTTTCGCGTTTCTCCTTGACGTTCTTGGCTTCGAGGACCGTGAAGCCCATGTCAAGGAACCGCTGGCGTGCGGAATCGTAGTCGTCGATGGTTGTGCCGTTATGAGCGATGGCGACGATACGCTTGCCGTTGAACAGGTCGATTCGCTTGGCGAGTTCGTCGGCGTTGCGTTGCCACATTCCATTGCCGCGAACGGGCCAACAGTGGTAGAGGATGTGCCGAAACCCGGACAAATGGAATCGTTGTGGTGGGGCAGGTTTTACCTTATCAACGCATATCCTGCAGGTCTTGATCGGCTTGCCGTTCTCTTCGGAGATGACCCGATCCGGCGAACATTTCCCATGCACGGAACAACCATATACTGGGGCTTGCGTCGTCTTGTCGCCGCACGATTTGCAAGGACGCATCTCGCCCGTTGGTTTACCCCGATGAATGCACTCGTTCATCGTGATTTGGAACGTTCGTGCCGCGTTGCCCTTTGACTTGGCTTTCTCTCTCTCTTGTGACACTTGTGCTTTGTGTTCGTCCGAGGTCCGAACCCAAAACCAGCACGTCTTGCACTGCCCCACTTCGTAGGGTTGCATCGGGTCGAGTGTCGGCGTATGTCCACAGGTTGGTAGCATCATGGTCTAGTGATCGTTATGTCGGGGTTGACGCCATCGGTAAACGTATTTGGTCCAGCACAATCAAACGACGCATCTGGCATCGTGTACGTGACGGGCGAACCGCCAAACGGATTATACAATACCCACTCGCTCAATGCTGTGTCGTGCCACAATGACCAACCTACGACGGTTGAACCAAACTGAGTAAAAATGCAGTCGAGGTCGCCAGTTGGCGTACCGCAATTTAATGGGTAAAAATCATCACCTTCAACTATCCACGAATCGCCATCAGGACAAGGTACGCATGCTGTGCATTCACTAGTGGGGTCGCAGTCACCCGCCACGGTGGGTTCAATCGTGAAGCCAAACACGGACCCTTCTGGGAAATCAATCGACGGTAAGCAAAGTCCCGATCCTTCCAAAAATAGCGGTTCGCACACGCATGGACAAGCTGCAACTCCGTAGTTGCATATTGTCAATTCCAGTGCTTCGTTTAGAAAGAAAAATCGAACCGCCCCGGTCGAACGGAAACATGCCGGAATTGTGTCACTATTGTAAGTGTGAGCAGAAAAATTCAGTCCGTCACAAACAATTGGCGGAGCTGTAATTTCTGTGTATGTTCCCGGCGATGATGGGAAACATCCGTATTGACGCAATACCAAATGGTTTCTGAAGATGCCCGTTGTTATTAAAGAGTACTCGTCTGCGGAACTGGATATTGGAACCCATCCGCCAACATAGCCATCTACCGCACCGGGAGCGTCCGCACATTCAATAGCCGTTGTGCTGTACTCGTAGCAAATCTTAATGCCATTCAAACATGAAAAAGCTACCTCACCTTGCATGGTGAGGGTAAATTGCGAAGGAACAGGGATGTCGCCACAGCAGGGAACCAAAATATCAATGTCATCGCAACAATCTTCGGGGTTCAGTTCGCACGATGGATCGTAGATCGGTTCGCCGAACAGGGACCACAATTGGCTTTCGACGGTAATCCCTGTCACCATGCCGGAAACAATCGTCGGGCAAACGCCTGTGACGATGCGAACGACACTCGACTGAGCAAGAAAGATGATCTCATATTCCTTGGAGTTCTTGTACTGTGTGACCCCCTTTTCCACCATCACACATTGCACGGGGTTGTAGGGGGAAACGTCGCTCGGCACGGGCAACCCCGGCATCAGTTTCGCCGGTTGCAATAGGTAGGTCCCCGACCGTCCAAACGGCTTATCGTATGGTGCACCCCCCGAAGCAACTTCGTACGTCTGCTCAATCCAGTCAAAGTAACCCGTAGCCTCATCGTAGCCCGTGAGTTTCGCTCGAAACATGTTGAGCGACGGGTACATCAACGCAATCGTGTTGAGGTTGTTGTTCAGTCCATTATTGGAGGCGTTACGCTTTTGCGACTGCAAAAGTTGGTACATCTCGTTCAACGCATTGGCTTGCGAACCGGAAATGAACCCCGCCGAAAATGGTCCGTTGGCGTTCGTCATTAATCGCCCCCTGCATACTGGAACGCCAAATTCCAATCGTACAACTTGAACAGACGACGCTCATCATCCGGCAGAGATTCGGACGAATTGACGGCCGGATAATACTTGCCGTTGAACGCAGGCACAAGGTTATGACCAAAACATTCAAACTGATTCAGTTCATCGGGAACCGCCGATTCCGGGCTAAAGTGCGTGAGCGTGAACTTGATGTCGTAGAAATACATCTCCCGCTCTTGGATCAACGACACTAACGGCATCGTGTACCGTTCGCCGAGGTCGATGTCTTCACAAAACAACGTTTGCCATGTGTATCCCGTTGCGTCTTTGATAAAAGAAAAGTCGTTGGCGTTGACCGTCTTATCCATCGCTAGCAACCGCGACGGAGTGCCCGCTGAATCCAGAATGAAGTCTTCAGGTACTTGATACCACGTCATGAAAATGTTGGTCTTTTTCATGACGATCCGCGTTTGTGGTGCGGATATTTGAGCCTGGTCGAACGATTCGCCCGGGGCAAAGAAGTAGAACGCTCCATTGTCGTAAGTGAAAATCTGCGAATTGGGCTTCATCGAATATTGCACGTACCGCTGATATTCCGGGTGCGGGAATGGTGCGTAGTCATTGACGAACACATCCCACTGAATGCCCCACGGCAACGGCTCGTAGGCCACGGTCAAACGGCAGTACGTGTAATCCGCGTAGGCTAACCCCGGTGGATCGTAAGGACTATCCAACTTGCCCGTAAAGTGAATCGCCGTAGCTTCAACGATTGTGGTTGCCCACATGTAATCGTAGATCGGATGATATGCTGGAACGACACGAGCGAGGTTGTCGCTGTCAACGAACGAATACCCAACAAAGTAAAGGATCGCGGCCCGTAGCTTTGAGAACGGGATGTAGCCCGTCATGGTGCAATAGCTTTTACGAGTCGTGATGTTCGACGTTGATTGACTGTACAACGCGACGGCTTCCAGCCAATCGTCCGCTGTGAACACCAAAGGGAATTGCTCGAATTCAGTAATTACTGCTAGTGGCATTTATCACCTTGTGAAAATAGACTCGGCAATGCCACGCCCAATCCGCTGAGCGATATTGACTCCCGAACCGCCCAGCATTCCTAACCCCATCCCTATTCCGCCAACTCCAGCCGCCCCTACATGTCCGATACCACCACCAGCTGCTTGCCCCGCTTGCATTCCAATCCCGCCCCCGCCTTGACCAACTGCCACCCCACCCCATTTATTATTCAGAAACTCAAGGATTTGAGTTTGGATGGATAATTGCTCGTCTTGCACTGTCTTTTTTTTCTCCGTCCCTGAAGAGGCTTGAAGAGCCGCTAGTGCTGCCGGATTGTAAACCTCTTCACTGCGATTGGCAATACCCGGTGGCTGAACGGCTCGCGTGTTTTGGTTCGGATCGAACACCGGACCGCCGCCTTTTATGCGTCGCTTTATCTCCCCAATCATTCCGGGTATTCCACCTATCAAGAATCCACCACCGGGCAAATCGCTTAACGAGCCGATTGTTTTGGCCAGCAGATTGAGTATTGGCAATGACTCACGAAACGCATCCGTGAGCGTGGCAATACCTGAAGCATAATCGCGAACGACTTTCGCCCCGTCTGGACCCATCTCCTCAATTGTCTTCCCAAGTTCAGTAAGGAACTTCTCAAAAGCCTCTGTCGCTGGCTTAATGACTGAACCCATACCCGAAATGACTCGATTAAACGAATTGACTAGGTTCGTAGTCCCTCTCAACACGGGTTGTAAATGCTTCCCGATGGATGCCATCAAGTTTTGCACCGCCAAATCCGCTTGCCGGGCTTGACCAGGATTCACCAACCGAACCAACGACGATAACCGCGACGAACGAGCCGCTAGTTGATCCATTGGTTCAATGAGAGATTGGATTGGATTTTTCAACCGATGAGCTGACAGACCAAGCTGATTCATCACCCGTTGAACTTGCTGAACGCCACCCCCACCCGTTCGCAGGTTGTACGCCCCTTGTGCCGCTGAACCAATCCCTTGAGAAATCCCTCTCCCCACACTGCTTAGTAACCTTGCTGCTGCTGCCACAATTTGCGGTATCATGACACACCGCCTTGATTGTTAGGCTTAGGTTTGGGGTTTGGCTTGAAGCCCGTTTGCCCTGGTTTCTTTGTCGTCCGACGCTGCTGCTGTTGCTGTTGTTGTTTGGCTTGTTGTGCTCTCATGCGGGCAACAAGTGCTTCGCCGCCCGAACGGTCAAAATCCTTACCGTAGGATTCAAAGAACGCCTTCGACGCTTGGTCGGGAGTGACTTTCCCTTTCGCCAATAGCATCGAAAGTGCCAGCATATTCTCGTGTTGTCCTTGTGGGTCGGTTGGTACGTCGCCTTGTTTCGCTTGTTCGGAATCCTTCGACAACCGCTCCAATAACGGGTCGAGATAGTACTGCCTTGCGTCATGCCAAGTCATCCCATCAATATCCGCTTGCGACTTGAAAAACGGCTCCCCGCTCAATTCGGCGACGAACTCACCGTATCCGGTGGGTCCGGTGTAACGGTAGGTCCAACCGACTTTTTTTCGGCCATATGTTCCTCCAATTCGGGGAACCGCTTCTTCATCACCAGCGTAAAGGCTTGATACAGCGACGACGTTTCGTCTTTGATCGTTTCATATAGCTTGTCAAAATCAGCGTGAGTCAAGTTCTTGATCGCTTCCCCAAAACACAATCGGACAAGATGTTTTGTGCCTTCATCGGATTGGAAGACGCCAATCACCCCATCGGACATGCTTCCTTCATTCCAGAATTCTTTGCCCGAACACAAGTATGAAATGTAGGATTGCAGTTGCAAACTACCCAAGAATTTGCGAGATTCATCAAGCAATTTCATCTTGGCGAAGCTAACAAACTGCTGCTCAATCCCCACCGTAATATGCGAAAGAGAAAGGAGCGTGTCGTTGCCTGCCGAGTCCTTATACCGAACCAATTCGCTGCCCATTTGTTGCACCTTTTAGAACGGCGATGGATTGATACCAGTTGTGGTAAACTCCACGCCGGTAATACGAAAACTGAAGTTGTACATACCGCCTGACGTTTGCGTAATGCCTTGCAAGGGGTTGTTCCCCGTCATCACGTATTGGCAAATCAGACCGACGAGATTGGTGAACCCCAGATAAACGACTCCAGTTCCGTTGAATACCCCATCAGCACCTAATCCATCGTTCGCAAGGTACAACGCCAGAGAATTTGACACCCCGTGATTGGCGTCCAAGTCCATCTTGGCGGAAATTCGCCCCGTCCCGCGTGCGAAGCCGGTAATCACCGCTGGCCAATAAAGTCCATATTGGTCAATATCCATGTTGAAGTGAGGAATATCGCCCTCTTCGACTTCAAGCTGTGCGTCCCAATCGTCGCCGTAGAGCGAGAAAATGTCACCGTTCGCCCCAGCGATGCCGATTACCCCACGTTTCCCGGCTGCTGGCACAATTACTGTTCCGGCCATATGTTCCGTCCTCAACCGTTACGCGGTTCGCTGGTAAAAAACCCTACGGCAAATCGACTGACTTCAACCCCGGCTTTGAATGGCTGATTTTCCCATTCATAGTTGTTTTCAATCAGGTCCGTGTCAAACACTTCCGGCACATACGCACTCACACCAAACGGCGGGTACGTATTCAACGCTTGCTTCGCTTGCAGGATAAACGACGGGTTCACATCATCGCCCGCTAAATCCGCCAAGTTTGACCCGTAGACCGTAATCCCAATCGTGTAACCCTTCTGCACGCTGCCCGCATATTGCGGAGTTGACACGCCACCTAAGGAGCCGCGATTCGTTTGTGATTCCGGTCCGTTGGTCACAATCACAATGGTCGTGGGGTCACGCGATTCCATCGCATCGGTTTTCCGCCAGACACACGGGCAACCACTTGGCGTCATCCCCGAAAGGATCGTCACCACGGCTTCGGCGATAGATGAGGAGTATGATGGCATCGGTTATTCATACCCCACGTTACTCGTAATTGACCATCCCGTTGTTGGTGGATCAGAATCTCCACACGACATGAATACCTTTCCTACCGTCACGCCCGCAAACGGGTTCGTAACGTCCGACACCGACGTTGCAATCCACGGGACTGCTGCTCGATACGTCGAGGGGATGAGGTAGGTAGCAATCACGGTGTTATCGGATTGGGTGAACGTGATTCGACTTGAGGCCGTGGTGCAAAGCGATTGACAGAAAATCCATTGAGCGTTATTTCCCGTGATCGCCGTCGTCTCCGAGTTAGGGACCATCGCCGTTAACGCTGTGTTCGCGACCGGAAGATTGTCACCTGCTCCGAGGTCAATTGGCACACTCACCCCTGAGACGGTCCCTACCGTGACTTGGTATCGTGACCCATCGGCCCAATAAATGTCCAGTTTCGCACCGGTTGTTATCGTGTGGGCAGGGTCCGTGATCGTAATCGTTCCCGTGTTATCGTCCGTCCGCGTTGTCAATGCACCTGCCCATGCGGGATCAATTGCCGACTCGGATGTTCCGCCCACGACGACGGACACAGGCCATGAAGCATTGGCGGACACTTCCCCCGTTGGAACGCAGGAGAATGACTGCCCGTTCACACTGGTCTGAAGATTAATCGTTGGTGTAATCGGCATCGCTCACCCTCAAGCATTGGTCAGTTTCGTTACAACACAATCGTAAACCGCATAACTCATTGCCTCATCAGCATTTAAGCGAGAGGTAACTTTCGTAATCAAGTACGCCGTCCCATCGGCGAGCGTCCACGTATCATCCGACTTCGGCGGGTATGTCTCGCCTTCCCGATAGGCGGTAATCATGTCGCCACTCACGGGATAACCACTGCCACCGATGCCGCTGGTGTCGGGGTTCGGCCACACGTAGAGGTATTGGTAGGCTACCGTCGTCGTGTGGTCGGGGTTCAGTGCCAGCGTACCCGTAACGAGTTTCCAGCCCTGTTTCGAGCGGTCAGCAATCACGGTTCCAGCGTCCCCAAACGGCATTAACTACCTCAATATTGCTTTTACCTTCTGATCAAAAGACAACTTAGACCACTCGATGTATTTCTTAATTTGCCTCTCCATACAGAGCGATGCTTTTTCTGGAGAAGAACAATAGTAAGCGACAACCCATTCGCCGAAGTGGAGGCGTTGCACCTGATGTGATGGTTTGGCCACCACGCGGTACAATTTTCTTGCCTCTCGCTCAACCTTTGTCATATCCACTTATCCTAGCAACATTTCCGCCGAACGGTAGTTGTTTACGACCATCTGCACGGAACCAAGTTTCTTTTCCTCATCCGTGTACGGTCCCAACGAGTAGGAATACCCTTCGCCCGACTCGCTCACGAACGACGCCCCACGACTGACAATGTTCAGCCGGTCACGGACAATCGTAAAGACTGCCAGTTTCACATCTTCGGGAACAAGTTGGTAGCCCGCCGCGTACGTGACCTGAATACAGCCCGGCAAACGCATCGGAATCTTCGTCAGTGTCGCCCACGAACGATTGTATGCCGAACCAAATGAGCCATCCGACGCCCAGCCCCACGGTAACGTTTGCGGGAGCGTGGATTGTTGGTTGTAGTTGTTGAACCTCAGAATCCCCGAATAACTCGCCCCGTCGTTACGAAAGCTATTCAGGTCAATCGAGTAGTTCCCTTCCTCAACGATGGTATCTTCGCCAAACGTGTCGGGAATCTGACCATACCCTCCGTTCTGGTCAACCTTTACTTCGTTGATGCACCACACGGGCTGCCGTCGTAATTGGATGCCGCCGTCCGGCCACGAATCGAAATACTCCACGATGTCAGGATCGTAGGTTAACTTGCGTCCAATGGCGTTCGTGAGTGCCGATTCTGCCGCTCCGAGTAGTTGCAACGTTTGACGTAGGAACGTGTCGGTAATCGTCCCCGTCATGCCCAGAAACGCCATGTACTCGGAGAAGTTCGTGAGTGTTGGTCCACCGAGTTCACCCGATTGCCGAATCTGGAACCCCGAAACGTCCACGATGGGAGCTTGACTACCCGTATCCGTTCGCCAGAAGTCCCAGCAGTACAAGCCCTGCAAGTCGAGGTCTTCACCGCTCCACGCAATCGACCATACGCCCGTTGCGGTGTTCGTCGCCGTGACGGTTCCCGTGGCAAGGATGGGACCGCCTGCGTAGGAGTAGAGGTTCGCCGACACGTCCCAGCCAACGATGGATTGTGCCGTCGCCAGCGTGACCGTATTGGTCAGGTCTTGCCCACGGTCGGCAACGATGTACGACGATGCTACGGTTGCCAAGCCCATTTCGGAACCTTATGGGACGTAAGTAAACGCGGTCGGAGTAATGTAACAACCAAGTCGCGTAATCGTGCTAATGTTCGTGATCATGATGTAGTACCACGTCGCCCGCGATACGTCCATTTGCAGCTGAACGGGTTGATCGTTTTCCGTGCCGCCGATGAGGTTGAACAACTGCCCCTGCTGTTGTGCTCCCGTAATCGTCGAGAGGTCGAACAATCGCCACGTTACTGATGCCGTTGCTTCGCCCGTATACGGGTTAACGTTCGCGACGGTTCCCGCTGTGGTGATGCTCTTGAGCGAATCAGACGCGAACGGCTGAGCCAATGCCCCCGACGCCTGAATCAAGCCAAACTCTACCGCCACAGTTACATCTGCCGCCCCGACGCCCGCAAAGTCAATCAGGATGGCGGGGACGCTTGCCCTCGGAGCGTACACCCCGCCGATCGTTGCCCCGGAACCGTTGAGGATCGGAGCAACCTGGTTACTTCCTGCACTCGGAAGCGTGCAAGTATTCGTGCCGGGAAAGAGCAAGTTCGCCAGCGTTGTACCCGCTGCGGTTGCGTCGAAAAGCGTGATAGGTGCTTGTCGGAACATCGTTTCTCACGCTGCTGGAGGTAAGGGGATGAAGGTAAACGCGGTGGGGGTGATGTATACGGACAATTGGCTTACGGTAAAATCCGCCACGGAAATTGCATAGTACCAGCTAAATTGACTCACGTCTATTTGCGATAAGCATAGAGATTGCACTAACGCGTCGGAGGTTAGCAAATAAACAGGGTCATAGTTCCCGTATTCGGTAATCAAAGAAGACGCCTCGGAAAAGCACAGATTCCATATCCCGCCGTCATCTGATTCGCCAGTTACAGGATTTATGTCTTCAAATTGTTGTGCCGTCGCCGTAAACTGGAATTTGACTAGCGGCTGAGACATACCACCAGACGCCAACAATCCGCCAAATTCTACCGCCCCGACTTGATCGTCACCGCTCACAACACAAATCGCATTGATTACAGCACTTGGGGTATTGTTGCTTGCAGCCCAAACGCCTCCAATCGTTGCCCCACTACCGTTGACAATCGGAGCGACTCCGCCACTTCCAAACGCTGGCAACGTGCAAGTATTACCGCTTCCGGGGAAGATGGTCTTAGCAAGACTACTCCCCGCAGCGGTGGCACGAAACCATTCAGTCGGTTGTGGCGGTCGAAACATGTCGTCCCCTACGTCGGGTTCACTTCCGGTTCGTACTTCTTCTTCAACTCTTGCACGTCATTCAACGCCTGAACCGTAGACTCTTGAGATTTCCTTAACTTGTCCCGCAGCAACTCGTTTTCAATTGCCATACGGCCAATTTTCTCAAACAATTTCTCCTCTTCAATATTCGACGGTTCCATGTATTGCACCCTACAAAGAAAAAGCCAGCGACGGACGACGCCGCACGCTGGCTAACGTAATCAATTTTGCTTAGGCTTCGTAGTTGGCGTTGTCGTTGACCCACCCACCGAAATCGGAAGGCAAGTACTTTTGCTGTGCGATAAACCAGCTAACGACGTTGATCGACGTACCGCTGTTGAGCGTCCCGAACAACCGCACGTATCGCTGTACCACGTTGAACGACAACACTTGGTACGTTTGCACAGCGGTAAATGCCGTGGTTGCAACCGTGTTTCCCAAATTGTCGGTGAGGTCTGTCCACGTCGTGCCGTCAATCGACTGTTGCACTTTGAACGTGACATTCCCCGCACCCGTAACCGTGGTACAGAAGATTGCAACCGAGATTCGATCCGCACCCGCGTCATTGAGGTCAACCGTGGTCAAACCAGCGGTCGAGCTAACGGCGGAACTCCATGTATTGCCGCTTGTGTTGGCAACCACGAGGTTTTTCACATCTTCGATGATGTTTGGCATGCTATGTACCTACTGGTTAATGACTTACGATAACTCAACGCCGGTTTATTTCTTAGTTGGGCAAAACATCATCGTACCGAACGAATGCACCCGGATAACGGAAGGCCACGTCGCCGTAGGCAATCCCACGAATACCCGTTTGATCCGCGAAAAACATCTGTTCGCCAACTGCCCGGCTGAACTCAACAGCCCCGAACATCCCGATAAGACATTGGTTCCACATCCCGCCCCAAATCTGGGTCAGGTTGGTTGCCCCACCCTTCGCAGCGGTGTTCGTGACTTGTGCCGAGCGAACCACGTCCATCCCCGCCCAACGCGAGGCGACAGGATCGCCAAACGCCTTGAGGATTTCGACATACGTTCCGCTTTGATCCCCAGCGGTCACGGCATCAGCCCGCGTTGCCGCGAGTGAACGCCACCGACCACCACGCATGACCCACTTGAACCCGTTGTCCACATCGAAGTTTCGATCTTCGAGATAGCCCATCATGATGTCGCCGTCTTGCGGCAATGGCGTATTACCATTGGCCCCAATCCCACCCGGAGCCGGTGTTTGGGCTTCATATTGCAGCAATTCGTTCGTGCCCGTGTACATGCTCAGACCCTTCGGACGCCCGTTACCGGGACCGTAAAGGGTTGCGTAGTCGAAGGTCAACGCCAGCGTGAGAGCCATGTCGCCTTGGAACAGAGCATCGGCAGACTCCGACGCGAACCGGAATAGGTCGTTTGGCACAACCATCGCAATGCCGAGTTTCTTGGCTTCCAACATCACTTGACCCGTTTTGATGGTAGTCAAGTCAATCGTCGTATTTTCAACAATCCAGTGAGCCACGGACGCGGTTTGTTGCGAAGCAAAGACTGCTTTGCCCTGTGGCGGGAGACTGATGAACTGTGCCCCGGCCCGGTCCATCATCGATTGGTTCCGCATCAATGGGATCAAACCCATATATTCGGGTGGTTTGACCAACGCCCCACCGTAGCTATTATCAAGCCACGATTCGGCGGGAGTTAACGCTGCACGGGCAATCTGTTCGCCACGGTTCCATCCCATCCGGCGTGCCATCCACTGCATTTCGGCGGGATCGGCATTGCCAGCGGGAGCCATCGCCGCACGAAGCAAGGAACATTCTTGCGTTTCCGTGACCGAGGCGGGAAGGTCAGCGAAGGAGATTGGCAACGAGCAAAGGTCGCTTTCGCTATCGAGCGAGTAGCGGCTGTTGGTCGTCGCAGAAAGTGTTTTGTTGAACGCCTTGAGGAGTTCGTATTCGGGTTTGGCGTTTTCTTTGTTGACTCGTCCCACCATCAAGCCCATCATCTTCACGAAGGACAGACGGCGAGATGTGTTGGCGTTTTCGCCGCGACGTACCGAAGGAACGCCCCGTGTGCCAGACCCGGTCACATCAGCGGGGTTCGCTGCATACACCGGCTTTGCCATTTCGGTGCGTAAAGACTTTACTTCATTGAGAAGTTTCGTCACTTCTGATTCTGCCATATCTTTCTCACCGTAAATGGTTATCAATCAACACGTTATGAACGGTTTGCATTAGCCAATTGTCGCCGACGAATCGCTTGCATGTTTCGCAACTCAAGCCGCAAGGCTGCAAGGTCTTCGGGGCTAAGTTTGTCTTCTGGTTTGGCGGTCGGAACAACTGCCGCCTTAATCACGCCGAAGCGTGCCGGACGATAATTGAACGCCGTTTTTGTCGCCTTCATGATGTCCGCCACTGCTTCCATCTTTTCGGGATTGCTAGCGGGTTTGGCTTTCTTGCACATGGCCCGCAGTTCTTCCGTCGCCATCGCTGCGGGTCCGCCCTTAACACCTTTGGCTAACAACACATCCGTAAAAATCTGTTCGATTTGGTGCAAGTGGTCTTGGATATCAGCGAAGGCGGCTAGACCTTGCTCGTCTTCAATGCCCGCTTCGGTCTGGAGTAAGTTGGTGCGAAGGTCGCGGATCATTTGGTGTCCGTCCATCGCCGCTCGTGGGGTAGGCTTGAGGTCTTCAGGGTCGGCGGATTCGGCTTTCTCAACTTCGCCTTCGTTTTCGTCACCGTTGCCTTCTACGTCCGTCTCTGATTCAGCCTCGTCGGGAGTCTCGTCGCCAGACGGGTTCGGTTTTTCCATCTCGTCGTCAACTTCTTCGTTGATCGACTCATCTTCGCGGTCTTTGTCTTCTTCGTAATCCATGCTCTCGCCCCGCTTGATGGTAACACCGTTTGACTGAACCTTAGGTGTTAGCATAAACGGGCTTAGGTCACGTTGCAAGACTTTGTGAAATTTTTCACTAATTATCTTGCCACTCTGTAACGCGACTGTTAGGCGGTCGCGATCAACGAACGATGCTCGTTGAACTGATGTCGCAAGTGCTTCGGGGTTAACAGGCAACGCCGTCGCCGAATATTCTTTCAGGAACCATTGCCCGTATTCAAAGCAAGGCTTGCGTTGTCCACCAGGAAGAATCTTGTCTTCGATCCGTTTCCATGTTCCGGGAATTGGTAGGGCATTGACGGAAAAGCCGCGAAGGATTTTCTCCGCGTAAAGTGCGAATACTTGCTGTGCAAATTGCGACGACTGAGAAAACTTGGTAGCAGCGGTGACGAGCAACGGAGTAACGTTCACCCCGTATTGGCCTTGCTCGTCTTCCGCTTTCCCAACAGGAAGAATGTAACCGGGTGAATCAGGACCGCCCACTCCGATACCATGGTGATACATCACGACGGGGTTGATGCGGTGATAATCGGTGAGGCATCCACCCGGTACAACGATATCGCCCGCGTTGTCAACGATGTCCGTGCAGATGTCCGCGACAACGATGCACTTGGACTCGTCGATGTTCCGAACGATGGCGGGAGAATCACCCAGCGGATTGCTAGGGGAAGCGTAAGAGGATAGTTCGTCACTGGTTAGGAGTTGGTCCATTTCTACCAGTGTACACAAAATGAAGGCGACTTTGTGAAAAAAATCACAAAGTTATTTTGTGGCGGGTTCGGGGTAGTATTTTTCAAAGGATTTGTCTTCGAGGAAGATGTTGTAATACATGCCGGTGAGGTCGTCGTATTTCTCTTTAATCTTCTCATCCAAGCTGCTTAAAACTTCTTCTCGATCACCCCGCAAATCGTAGAGTCGGTCGTTCGCTCTCTCGGCTTTTCTTTCTTCGGCACGAGCCATCTTTTCAACTTGGGAATTTCTCTCTTCAGTCAATCGCTCAAATTGACTTTCTACCTTGTCTTTTGTTGCTTCCCATTCCTTTTGAGCCGCTTGATATTCGAGCCATTCGGGGGTTGGGGTATCTTCCAACTCGTCGAAGTCGGCATCTTCGGGAATGCCAAAATCGTAGGTGTTTGGCTCTTCGGGAATATGGTTCGCAAAAAATTCTTCTTCGTTTAACTCCGGGATTTTTTCGCTGGCCCACTCTTCAAAATCAAACGAACTAGGATCGTCTGTAAGCAAATCCTTTTGTATGGTGGCGATTTGTTCGTCTATTTTTGCGACCTTCTCAGATGCCCGATCAATCGTGGTCGCAATTGATTTCAACCCCGCATCTGCTTTTCGATTCGCTTTGTCCACGGCCTTATCCGCACCATACTTGCGTAGCGTATCGGCGTATTGCTTCACATCTGCGACGAGTGCTTGGGGAATCTTTTCTTTCAACTCAGACAAGGTTTCTGTAGTCACTGTTTCGTACTGTCCTAAATCCGTTTCTAACAACGACAACGCATCGTCTAGACTTTCATTGCTAACGCCATCCGTTAAAAAATCGTCATCTACCGGGTCAAGTTTGTCCGGCGATTCAGTGTATTCTTTCTTGCTTGCTTGTTCTTGTTGTGTGCCAAGTTCTTTTTCTAGTTTCGCCCGCTGTTCGGGATCGGTCACGCGGGAAAGCAATTCCTCAGCCTTGTCAGGGTCATTTTTCGCCGCGTCCATTTCATCCTTTGACACGAACCGCCCATGATCGTCGCGGGGATGATCGGATTCGCTGAACGCCTTGAGAACTCCATTTGTGTAACCGTTCGCGTGGCTGTTTTTACCCACGACTATCGCCTTTTTCACTTTGCCTTCGGACGGCATGTGTTGCTTAATCAACGCCACGATTTCATCCGTACTCATCTTTCTCTTCGTGCCGTCTTCAAACTCTACCTCAGAGTAGGTTTTGCCAGTCTTGAGGTCAAATTGCGGCTTGCCTCGTTTCATGCCAATATCTGACAACGCACCATTCACTTGGTCTACGGACCATTTCTTGGAATTTTTGGGCAAGAATACTTTGATTTGTTTCTTACCCCCTTCTTTCTTCTCGCCACTTGATCCACCGCCTCCCGTCTCAGAAAACTGACCTTCATCGTCACGCTTAATCTTCGACTCATCGAACGCCCGCAACACGCTTTCTCGCCCGTTGAGTTGATGGGACCGCATCGCCCCACCTAACGCACCTTTGCCCGCTGTGTTGACGGGTGGCGTGCCTGCCCCGTCGTCACCTTCGGATGGCATACCATTCTTGGCCTGAACACGTTCCGCTTGCATCTGGTTCTTCTGTGCGGAAATGGTCAATTCCTTTTCCTTCATCTCGCGTTCTGCCGCCGAGGGATCGCCCGCAATCTCGTCGTCGCGTTCGTCGCCAAACAACGGCAAACCGAGCAGGGAGTTGAGTTTCCCCTTCGTGATGCTCTTGGCTTTGATGGCGATGTCCAAGCGTGCCCGTTGTTCTTCTTTGTCGTCAATCGCCGGCGGGTCGATCTGGACGCGGTAATCCGGCCCCCAGAACGGCAGGATCAATTCCCGCGTCCAGAATTGGCCACGCTTGCGACATTCAGGTAATAGGGTGTTCGTATAAAACTGTTTCAACGCTGCGAAGTACGTCGCGTAGGTAGTGGCCGATACAAGGCCAACAATCTCTTTCGGGATGTTCATCACCGAACAGAGGAACGTAACGAGTTGTTCCCATACTTCCACGCCTCCGAGGTCGTTGAGCGTTCGTGACCACGGACTGAACTTCGCCCCGCCCATCAGGACGGGAATTTTACCGCTGTTCTTCGCCCCAGCGTAGACTTGCTCAATCTTCAATTGCAATTGCTTCACGGCATCGGCGTTAGTTCCAACGGGTGTCTCGATGAACCCGGTCGGATTGACCCCCTGATTCGACGAGGCGAGTCGTGCGATGTCGATTTGGGCAAGGATGTCACGCTGTACCGAAGTCGCTTGGAGCGTCGAGTATCCGTCCCACTGTGCCCACGGATGCGGGTTGCGGTTCACCATCACCTGTTCGGCGGGGAGAACGGTTCCGGTTGCCTGTGACGTGACTGGCGACGACGTAAACTGACCGTACAACGCCGGTTGCGTGACTCGCCACGCCCCATGCGGATAGTACTGCGAGATCGGGAACGGTTGCGTGAGGCACGTTGGGACCACGTATAATTCGCACGGTTCGCCGTAGCCGTTCGGTACTTTCCATGTGTAATCGGAACCTGTCAGCAAGAATTGCATGCAAGATTCGTGCAACACGTCCCCGATGGATTGACGGGGATTCGGTCGCTCGAAAATCTTGCATTGATGGTAAATGTCATCGTTCTCGTCGACGGGTTCCCATTTGTCGTCAGTTTCCTGACCGCCCGCTTGCGTCATGGCCTTTTTGATCGACGTAGTAGCCTTTGCTTGGGTGCGTTTCCGCTTCATGATCGTCACGTTGGACGACGACATGGCCCGGCACAGGCTGTTAACGATGGGGTAGAGGACGCCGTAGTAGGCTTGCGATTCAGCCCAGTGGTTGGTGATCCAATTGGAGGGCGGAATCTGCTTGATGGTTTCCAAGTAGCGTTCCCGTTGTTGACGGTCGCTATCGGAGCCTGATGAGGACGCGAGGAAATCGAGTTCGGTATCCATGCGTTAAGTTTATCAGCGTAACGGTTTGCGTGCTATATTATTTGCTCTCCAACGCAAGTTCTACCTCCTTCAGAAGATCGAGCCGCATCATAATTCTTTCTTCATCATCAAACCAACCGAGGAAATGATGGATGCCCGCGTCCGGTCCCGTACCGAGCAACTCCCCCGCCTTCATACACACATCGTAGAACGCATCCGTCACTTTCCCCACCGTGTCAAGTCCTTCACCCTTCCACGTCGCGTAGCCAATCGCACAACCCGCTTCGCACTTGCTGGGCAGGTTAAGCAACGCTGGAAACGGTATCACCGTCGCCCCCTGAATCAAGGCTTCGTCGTCGTCCAGCAAGCCTTGCCGCAACGCCTCTAACGCCTTCTTGCTCAGTACGGGTGCAAAACCCTCACGCCAACAGGTTCTCCATGATTCCATCTCATTCTCCCTTGTTAAGTGTGCCTTGTTTGGCCATGCGGATCAGAGTTGACGAGAGATTTTCGTAGGCGTCTTGTTTGGACACCGAGCAGCGGAACCCATTAACCCAAACGCCAGTCAAAGATTCGTAGACATCTCGCGGTACGTTGTAAGATTCCTGTTGCAATCCTTGTGATCTGAAGTTCCACCCGAATTCATTTAAGGGACTAACAGCGATTGGTGACTTCCCCACAATCCGCACCTCCTCAATCGGGAAGTTCTGCACCAGATTCGACCCAAACTTCCGCCACACGGCAAACGACGTGTGTATAGCGGAAACGAACCCCCGCGACACACAGATGTAAATTCTGTCTAAATCTGCAATGGAAGTCGGCCCAGTGCCATCACGATAAAAAATATGTGCTGAATACCCGATTACTTCGCGAAGTTCATCGTAACAAATTCCCGTTGTCGAATGGTTCATCCCATTTGCAACGTCAACACATGCCAACGAGCGAATCCTCTTTCTCAAGACATCCGTTCCTTGTCGTTTCTTTTTCGTTCTTCCAGCTCAATCCCCAACCGAATCAACTCTGCCCGTGCGTCGTTTTCCTCTGTACCCCGTTCTTCCAGCCAATCCGCGTAGATCAACCGTGGGGCATCGTCTGCCGGGTTCGCAATGATGGCTTGCACGAAGGCGTGGCGGTCGCTGGTCAACGTTACCATTTGCTCTCCTTGTCTCTCCTTGTCTTACAACATTGTTTGTAGCACATCCGTTCGCACTGTCAACGTACGTTCTGAAAGATTCTCGGAAATTCTACTTGCTTTGTTGTTGGACGATGGTAAGATGAGGTTGCCCAACAAAGGAGAGATGATGCCGAAGATTATTGAGCTAGAAGTCACCGTCGAGCAGTCCACTACCATTTTGGTAACGGTCCCCGACGATACGCCACTGAACAATCTGTATCGCCACAATTACGGCGATGCGATTCGCAAGGCCATCAGAGAACAAGACCCAGAATGGGAAACGGACGACTATTTTTGCCACTCGCTTGATGTCCAAAGTATCAAAGAAGTGACAGAAGATGAGGCGGACGATTACGAAGTCACTGACATTTGTGCGGAAATCGAAGCCGCCAAACTGGATGAACAAAAGAAAAAGGAAGAGTACGAAGCCAGCAAGAAAGCAGAAGGAGCCTAACCCATGCCGCGTACCTTAGTAACCTTCCGAAGCGTCCGGGTGTATGTGGACTACCGACAAATCGCAACGCATTGGACGCCAATCGGTCCAGCGTTCGACATCGAATGGACCTTCGTGAACCCCATGCTCGAAGACCTTATTCTCTCCGAGGCGGAATCGGACGACATCACCGAGCAACTACGGAACTGCGACGACGCCGGAGACGTGAACCCATGACTAACGACCGTGACGCCATTTACAACGCCATCCTTGCTAATCCTCTGGCGGTTCAAAGTAGAATCGGAACGCTAGAAGAACACGTCCACATCAGGAACTACACTTCTCAGGCGTGAACAGATGTACCTAAAACTATCCATGAGGTGGAAAGTTTCCTTGTCCGTGATGGACTCAAGCACGTTGCCGCTCTCGTCAGTGTCTCTCACGTAGTCGCCGATTTGAGCGATGAATTGTTTGCAGTGACTGGATACCATCAAGCCCGGCGTCGTGCCAATACCACCAGCTTTAATCTGAGCGTAACACCTTGCAATACCAACGTTAACATCAGGTTGATCGGGTTCGAGGATTGGGTATCCGCCATCCTCAAAGTCGAGACGCCATTGGTTTTCACCCTTGCTACCACCACAGCACAAATCAGGTAGTGCCGTCTCGCCTTCCATAAGCGAGACAATGTGTTCGCGGGAAGTCTTGGACTCTTTAGGAAGGTACTCCCGATAAAGAATCAATCGACCGGAAAGAATCTCTTTCCCCGGTTCAGCGTCGTCGGGGATCATCTCCGCAGCGTAGAACGTCGCCGCAAAGTTCGGTGCTCCAAAGTCGATCCCCACGTATCGCGGCCAATGTGATGGCGGATGATTGTTCTGACAGTCGCCGAAATACTTGATAGGGTCATAAACCATTCCGGTGTTCAAGCCGTCGCATAAGTTAGGATCGAACACATCGAATATCTGCCCCGGTGGTCGGGTGAGGATGCCACGGTAAAATAAGTCGAACTTGTACGTCGGTAACGTCTGCCTAGCTCTATCCCACTCCTCCATCGGGAAGAGCGGATTCGCCCGCGACTCGAACGACACGACACGATAGTTCTTGTCCTTCGGCTGCTCGTTGACCGTGCCCCTACGCTTCCACGAGTCGAAAATCTCGGTCTTGATCCAGTGGCTTAGCATGTACGGCGTCGTGGTCATCAACGCCCGACCCTCATCAATGGCAAGGCGTCGATTGATCGCTTCCCACGAATCGGACTTGAACCCCTTTTGACCCGCCTCATCCAGCCATGCGGCTTTGTACTCAGCGGCTTCGAGTGAATCGGGAGCAGCGGCGTGACCGAATACCACCCGCGACGGTTCATGCTCGTTGTACGGGATGTTCGGCCAAATCATCGAGTGACCGCGTTCCGACACCACGAAGTAACCGGACGCCCCGCCGACGATCCGGCCTAACTTTAGTTCGGAACAGAAGATGCGACGTAACGCCTTGTAGATGCCCTTTTCCAGAATCTTGAACGACGGGGCAACGGCGAGATATTCACCCGGACCTTTCCGCATCATCTCCTTGAGAAGCCAAAACGGGCCGCCAAGAGTCTTGCCCGAACGCGACCCAGCCATGACGAGTACAAATCGTTCCGTCGCGTCGTAGGCTTCTTTCTGTGCTTTGTGGAAGTTGCCGGTCAGCGTGCCGTCTTCCCATGACAGGAACTTATCGGAACGCTTCTCGATGACCGCGAACAGTGGCTTCGTTCGCGGCTCGACCTTCTTCGGCTTGAGGAAGTGATTAACTAAATCGGCGTACTTCATTCACCAATCTCTGCTAATGCGTTGTTCATGTCCGTATCACGCAATCGCTCATAGGCCAACGCCGCCATGTGCCAGCACATCAGCTCTTGTGGGTGACAAGACAAATCAAAGCGAAATCCCTTGCGGCACTTATAGCCCATGATACTGTAAAACTCGCCCGCTAGTTCATTGCACTCCATCACCAATTCAAGTTCAGTTTTCATGCGACCTCCTTTTAGAGTCTGCAATCTCATTCGCAAACGTGCAATACAACTCTGCCCGCAGTGCTCGCACTTGACTAAATCGCGGTACTTCATGACCGCATTTTAGAGAATTAGCTTTCTTCATTCTTCTTGGACAACTCAAATTCCTTGAGCGACTGGCGTAGTCGTTGCCGTCTCTTTTTGAACTCAGAAACCGACTTACTACGGGCAATATCCCTTGCAGCGTGCCAAACATCCATGAGCAAACCAATATGGACGCTCAAAATATGCAACGCAAACTTGGGAGATATCTCCAATGGCTGACTTTTTTCCAACCATCGATTCAGGTCACGAAGCTCTGAGGTTATCTCGATTTTCTTTTGTTTCGCCAAGGTAATTTGTCGTTGGTCGTTTCTCTTTTTTGCCAACGCCAATAACTCTTCGGTTGACTCGACGCTATCTCGCAAAGATGTCTTGCGGCTAAGTGCTTCGTCGCGGGTTCTTGGCTCAACAAAAACACGCTTGGCATCCGTTGTTATCGTCCCCACATTACTCGCCTTCCTTTTCTTTGGCTTCGTGCTTACTGGTTCTGGCTTCACTTCTGGCAGAGGAACGGCTTCCTCTGGTGGTAATTCGACAGCTTTCTTGACCATCGAATCAAACTCAACGCGAACAATTGCCCGTAGCGACTTTGGTTTCAGTGAGCGATGGTTATGCCCAACGTGTAACAATTGGCAATGCTCGCACTGGTACACGTTGAGATTACCAACATCTTCCTTTAGCTTTATCGCAACACGTTCGGCGTAATGCAGGGCATGGTAATTGTCTTCAAATCCCCGCTTGCCTGTTTCCTGACAGAGAACTATGCCGCTACCCATTGCCGTTCCCCTGTGTCGGGTCCGTGTCGTCGATCACAAAGAGCGGTTCGGCTTGTTCAAGTCGAGTCAGTTCCTCATCGAATCCCACCGTTTCCGCCGTGGCGTCGTGAATGTCAACGTCGCTTTCTAATCGTCCTGCGGCAACCCGCGAAAGGATGGTGGATTCACTACCCATTGGGTAATCCCATTGCACAAACGGGTGCGGCGTGTTGTTGAAAACGCACGGCACAATCGACCCCGACACGTTCCGCACCATTGGGGCATACTCCACCGGGAACCCCTTCCACGTCTCATCCCACGTCGCCACGCCATACGCCCGGAGCTCTTCCCGCTGGCATTCGCTCAAATCGTCCCATCGTGGCAACGATCCGAGCGGGCAATCGCTCCGCATGATGCTCGCCCCAACGCAGTACGTTTGGTACGCGGTTTGGCCGAGGTAGTTACGCTGTTGGTCGGTCATTGAACTTGCTCCTTTAACAAACTCGCAAGAAACGACATCACCCACCAATCAGGGACATCAAGTTCCTCAGGATCATACTCGTCAAGGCTGTTGTTGCGTTTGTGCATCATCTTAACAAACTTCTGTTTTTCTTTCTTTGTCCAGTTTGCTGGAAATTCCCAGTCATTACACCCATGCTTCGAGAACTCATCTGAGGCAAGCTCAAGAAAATCACTGGCAATTAACATCATCTTTCGTGCAAGAACTTTGTCTTCCATCATTTCCCCTTCGTTTGTACAACCCACTTCGGCATCGTCCATTGCGTAGCGGGTTCGGTTAATACTTCCGCCTCTTGCTTCGGTAGTGTGCCATCAAGCTCCGCACACAACGCTACCGAATCTCTATCGGCTTTCTGTTGCAGCACATCCATCGCCTTCCGTAACGCTTCGGAGTATGACGCTACTGTGTAGAGCGTACCACGTTCGCCTTCGATGCGTGAGCAAAGTAGCTCGATGGACTTGCCATCCTCAGGCGGGTAAATCACCCCGTGCAACTTGTCGCGTGAGACAAGCCGCACGGCAGGCAACGCCCCGCGTGTGTGGTAATTGGTCTTCACGGCCACGATCATTGCTTACCCTCCATGTGCTTCATAAATTTCGTCAACAAGATAAAGACGAGCATACAAAACGATACTCCAAACAACACAATTGCACCAGTCATTGCACATAACTTTGTTAATGCCGCTCTACCACGGTAGAAACGTGTGTGATCATTTCCTTAACTTGGCCATAAGTCTCATTGACGCGAATCTCTTTGTTGCCGTTTGCGGTTATGTTTGCGTCAATGTAAATTTCCGTTGTGGTGGTGGTTTCACAAAACAAAATAATTTGTGAAACTGGCACGCAAATAGCCTTTCCATTAGTCGCCATGTGCAGTTCAATAAACGCATTCATACACTCTCCTTTGGTTGGGCTACCATATCCTACAACACTGTACGTAGGATAGCAAGAGCGAAAACTTCCCTTTCTCAAATAATCCTACTTGCTGCGTTGTTGGATTGTGGTAGGATATGGGTATCCCAAGAAATAAGGAGTATCTAGCCATGACGACCACTACACCCGCCCCGACGCTCGACCTCTGGGGCAAGCAACTCGATGAGTTGTTCCGTACCATCCGGTTAGTGATGGATCAACCCCGCATGGAAGACCGCGAAAAACTCGCCGCACTCCGCGACTACGCCGCCACAATTGGCGACGACACCGCATCCGCCTTTGAGCGATTTTTACAACTTCAATGCAGTGACAACTCCCTCTTCGCCGCCGCTCCCGATCTTCTGGACGTGTGCAAGGCGATGGTGGGGGAACTGGACCAAGTCCTCGGCGTGTTCTCCGAGTTCGGCCTGCGTGACCAATTACGTGCTGCAATCGACAAAGCGGAAGGAAAATCATGACCCACATTGAAACCACGATGGCCGACTGGCTAGCCAACGGTCCCCGGTACGTGTCGGAGGGGGTCACGTCAGTACGGATCATTAACAAAGAGCCTGCCACGAGTGTTAAAGGTGAACGGTATTGGTGTCCAGATACCGCCGGAATCCCAGAGTCGTACTACGATATCCCGCGATTGATCGCCCCGAAAATCAGCTTTCACGCCACCCGCGAAGATGCCAACGCCTTCCTCAGTGAGTCGTGTATCATCTGGGCACGGCAACAACTCAAGGAGAAAGCGTCATGAGTATCCTAGACGGGGCTCGACTGTTCCAACGCATGCTCGATACGCCCGACGACAACGCGGCACGGCTGATACTGGCCGATTGGTTGCAAGAGAATGGCCGCGAAGGACTGGCGGAGCAGTTCCGGCTTGCCGATCCGCAACGGGTTCATGAGATGAGGATTGCACGGTTGAGTTCTGCAACGTCTATTTACGCTGGATGGCTATCTGGTCCTAGTACCAGCATAGGTAATAACAACCCATTGACACGTGCCATCAAAATACTTGACGAGGAACTTTCATGACCCTCACCGACCTCATGCCGTTCCTGAACACGTTCGCGGACAATCCCGCAGACTGGTTCGTTTGGAAAGCGATGGCCGACTACTTTTCCGATCATGGTGATGATGTTGGGGAAGAATGGGCGTTGTGGGTGGAAGAGAAGCGGGTTTTTGTCATCAAGAGCAAAATTGGCGACCAATACCGATGGTATTTCAACGAGAATGGGTCAGTGCTCCCATAAAAACTATGGAATACTTACATTAGAATTGATTTTGGCGACTGGTGGTGCGGTCGTCTTAATCCTCAGGAATGCTACCTGTTCCTACTCGCCGCTTGGCGTCAATCAACCCACAACCAACGGAATAAGTACAAGGAATGGTGTTCAGCGCCCCAAACACATGCCGACGTATGAGCCACTGACCCACAGGAACAGCGGGTCGAGAGCGTACAGGACGCCTAGGGCGAACCCGGCGAGTATCCATAGGCCGTAGCGAGTTGATTGTTGACGCATGATGGGTCCCCGTGAGTCGTCACGGGGATATTGTAGACAACAAAGGAATCTGATGTGAAAAAAGACCGTTCGAAAAACAATTTGTCTCATAAAGAACGATTGGATTTAGTCGCTAGCGTAAATGATTTCTGTCACCGAATGGCTAAGAAGTTTGGGCGGAATGTCCCAAATGACCGAGACGACCTGTTTCAATTGGCATGGCTAGCGGCCTACGACGCTGCTGTTCATTATATCCCCAACGAAACGTCGTCCTATTTCACTTACGCATTTGTGGTCATCCGTGGGGCGATGCTTAATCACCATCGCCAACAACGGCAACGAAAGATGGGGGCAATAATCAATGATGAACTATGGGATGGGGAGAGAAAATTTGACGGTCAATTTGAATGGCAAGAAGTGGCCAAAATGGTAAGCAATCTTGTTCGACGCTCTTTGCCAAACAAATCCCACCGCAACATATTTTGGAGCTACTACTACGAAGAAGTTCCGACGGAAATCATTGCCAAGTCATACGGGATTAGCACCACAAGAGTGCGACAATTAAACCATCGTTCGATGAAAACGATACGAGAACGGATCGACAACGAGATTATGTTATTTCTTGAGGACAGCAACAAAAACTACTTCTCGCCTTCTAATTCATTCCTCTACAACGATGGCGAAACGTCCCAAGAGAACGCCATTCGCCTGATGGAAGATTCCGTTTGACACGCTTCCCGTCGCCAAGTAGACTAGGGGAATGAAAATGCCGCACTCAATTGCTAGTTGATGCGGCGTGGCTGTTTGGAGTTTGCGGAACACAGCGAAATCATCTTAGCATTTCGTTTGTCCCAAATCAACTACGAACTACCGAAAAGTGTACTAGCCGAGCGTTTGTGATCCGTGCAGGGGTCAACGGTTATCTTTCGAGCAGGTTTCTCCGTAAAAAGAAGCTCGTAAAAGATCGTCGCACGGTTATAAGCTCCCGTGCGGTTCGTAAGGTTAGGAACCTTAACAGTCCTGAGGGTGATAATCGCGTCCGGTGTGGGGTCATGTCCACGCTGGTTGTCCGGGCAACGGAGTGGTAGTCGATCCACAATAGCACCTACGTCCCGGTCCAACTTCTCGGTGAGATACTACCGAGCCGCATGAACGAAAACGCGAGCCGAATCATCCGCTGACGAACCTGCAAAGACTCATTCAGTACCAATACCTACCTGCACTGAACTAGACCAAGAGGGTCTGTATAAGGTTCATGCGGAAAAGTAGGGAAGGTGCTGTATTGCCTTAGACTACCAGTAACCTGACTTGCTTGTTCGGGGTCAATCCGTACCCACCATTGCCGGGAATGTTTTTGTTGTTTTAACCAAAGGAGAGTTCAGATGGGAGTTTCGATGAAAGTAACGATCAGCAGCTTCAAGGATGATGATTCAACTTACCAATGCCAAGGAACAAACGACATCGGAATCAAAGTGAATTTCCACATTGAAAAGGGGGCTGGCTTTGCAAGCTTACGATTTATTCAGTTCTCCAAAGATGGATGGGGCAATATGGATGATCGTTTCTGTGAAATACTTAATGTGGGCGATCTGAAATCACTACGGTCATTTTGCGAACATGCAATATCTCGGATCGAATCCGATATCGCCGAACAGATTGGGGAGAGTCATGACTGAGCAAGAAGCGAGAGCGTGGATAAATAAGGCAGTCAAATTAGGTTTCGACCGCCAATCACCAATCAATTCAAGTTTATCCGCGTTGAGATACGAATGTTATTCTCTGCGTGAATCGCTTGGTCAAAATGTAATTGTATTCGGGGAAATACCCATCAAGCGTCTCATCGCCCACCTCATCCGCTTCCGTGTCCGTGTCCGCACCCCGACCCCTGACGATGGGTTCAACTGGCTCACGGGGCGGCAGGAGAACGAACAATGAATGAATTTGCAATCATACTATCAAATTTACGTGACGAAAACGACATGATGAACGCTCTTCGTCGCACGCTGACAATTGAGCAATACATTGCCATCCTCAGAGACAAGACCGCCATGCAGCTTATCTCAAACTTGATGGTAAATGATTTGGACAATGGCCTGCGTAACGTTGCCAATGACCGAGTGACTGAGCTGTTGGATGGCTAGGATTTGGCCCATGCGAGTAGGGCACGGGAGAGGTCTTCAATAGCGTACTCTGATAATTCATAGCCACGCCAAGATGATTGCGTTCCATCCTTGAGATGGCAAAACACTTCGCTCGGAATGTTTGGTGATTCGATTGACGACGTGACACGATGCCGCCACCACGCAAACCGATTCTCTTTTTCGCACAAGAGACGCTGGAACGGTTTTTTATCCGTTGCCATCACTTTCGTCACCGGATGCTCCCGCACAATGTCCTTGCCGTGGTCGAGCCATTGTTGTAGGGTGCAGTGAATTTCATCGACGAATCCACGCCGAACAATGCCAACGATACCATCAGGGCGTTGCTTGTTCCACACCCAATTTCCGTCTTGAGTCGCAGCGAATTCATCTTTGCAGTGAGATGATTTCAGCCACGACAAGGCGTCGAGATAACCGTCTTCATTTTTGTTAGCCGATTCCATCCACGTATCATCGCCAAACCATCTTGGATGTTTGATTTGACAGCGGATCAACGCGGCCCGCTCCGCAAAGCCGTTGGAGACTCGGCCAGTGCCGTGGCAATTACCGCATGGGATAATATCCGTTTTGAATCCGTACACGCTTTCTATCTTTCCGCCGAGGCCATCGCAAATAAAGCAACACGATTCCACCACATTCTCATCCAACCAATCGGCGAAAATCAGTCGCGGGGCATCATCTTCCGGGTTGGCGATGATCGCGTTGAGCAACGCCAGTTGGGTGATGTCGGTGATCGTGTTCATTTCGCTCGTCCCTCATCCAGTAACGCGTCCACGGTCGAATCAAACTCGCTCGCCAACTCCGGCCACTTCGCCCGGATCGCCTTGGCGAGCAGCTTGTTCCCGTCCTCAAGAGCACATTGGTAATCGGTGATAATCATCTCGGTAGCGGTGCGGAACTTGTCGCCACCGTTGTAAGTGATTTCCTGATAGATGATTCGGTCGGATCGTGACAGGGAGGCCACAATCCGACGCGTCAAGTCCCGTTTCTCGGCGTTGGTCACGACTCATACCTCACCAGTTCCAGCTCATAGCCAGCGAGTATACTCGTGATGTCTGTGGACGTTACGTGACCGCCTTTCGCGGCACACTCCATCAGGGCTTGCATCCCGGCGTTACTGGCTTTCAGGAGTTCTACTTTGGGCCGAAGAGTATTTAGTTCGTCGATGAGCGGCTCTCGTCCGACCTGTATCTCTCGCCTCAGGTGGGCGATTAATTCTTTCGCCCACACCGGCAGTTTTTCTTCCCGTGGGTCACTCATGACATATCCTCCAGTGGCTACACTGGCCCCCGATTTCTCTGATCATTTCTTCAAGTCCATCCAAAAACAATTGGCGATCACTTTTAGCAAGCGTCTCCAGCAACGGTACCATTTTCCAGACAGCATTGATGAGTTCCGCGTTCGCCTTGTAGTTCAGTTGCCACAATGACCTTCTAAATTGTCTCCGTGTCATTGTGGCAACCCCTCATGACCGGGTACTCTTTGACGTTTCAATTGCTCCTTCTCTTTGGCCAGCAAAGAACGCAACACCTGAATCATACTGTCAGGCAATCCATCCTCAATTGCCTCACGCAAAGCGATTTTAAGCCTTGCAACCGTCTCTTGTTGTGCAGTCATCCCATCACCTCCACTGGCATCCCAAACGGGTCCAGTCCACCCACCACAACCGGCTGCGTCGTGTGGATTTGCTGGTAGCCGTCCTCATGGTGAATATACATCGTTTCCCACGGTCGGGAGTAGTCGGTAATCGACTTTCGCATGATGGTAACGGCGTGGGAGACAAGCTCCACGGCCCATCCCCGGCTCTGTGCGGCGATGATGGCGTCAAGTGCGGCGGTGTGCATTACTTATCCCCTTTGACTGATTCAACGATTTTCATGGCGTTCCGCAATCCGCGAAGGATGCCAATTTCGTAAGCATCGGACGACTTTGAGTCTCGTTCTTCGGCTATCGCAATCTCTAAACGGGCGATGATCCGCGAGACAATGACGAGCTGTTCTGGGGTCAAACTTTGATCGTGCATCGGAGGTTCCTTTGTTGTGCAAGTGTGGGGGCGAATGAGGGGACGAATGAATGAGGGGACTACGATTGAATCTTATCGGCGGTCAACACGGGGCACATTGAATGAACGCCATGAGGATAAAGGGACTCAATCCCGTTGTTCCATGCGGTCAGTTTTTGATTGATCCGCCACGTCTTGCCGCATTCCGTTTTGACGGTCTTCTCGGTGCGGCTGACGATCTTGTACGTCCAGATACATTCGTGGTCGCAGACGCTACGACAGTAGTAGGTGTTACCGACTTCAAACTTCTTGACTTGCGTTTCGGTTTCCATCGTCATTCCCCTTGTGTTGTTTGTCATACACCATCATCCTACCACGAATAGCGTAGGTGTCAACGCCATCACTCAGATAATCGGAAAGATTTTCAAAGATTCCCATTCGTGAGAATCTGTAACTATTTCCGATTGCCTACTTGCTTTGTTGTTGGATGAGGTTATATTGAAGGTGTCGAACGAGAAACAACACAAGGGGAATGAGAGATGATCGTAGCTAAAAAGAATGGCCGCATGGTTTACAGCGTTGTGGTCAGTGGCAAATGGTATCACACAACAATTGAGACTCCGTTCGAATTCGAGTCTCTTGCTGATGCCGGATGGATTCGCGTTACTCATTGCGGTGATGAGAATTGCTATTTCGACTTCAAAGATGATGGCGGTGAAGAGCATACGGGATACTGCAAGTGCTTCTAACACTCTCACATCCGACCACCCACCGCCTCCCTCGCATCGGCTTCCGCTTTCTTGTGGGCCTGATACACTTTCCACAATTCCTCGAGCCACGGCTTATCCTTGCCCCATCGATCCGGGTAGGTACGTTCGAGTTTCCATGCAGCGGCTTGCCATTGGGACGGCAACACGTCCTCGGTAACGGTGGTTGTGGTGTTTCCCTCTCTATCTACCTTGGTCACTTCGATACGCCGTGTAACACTTCCCCCCATCGCTGCTAGGCGTACCTTATCGACATACCACGACTCACTTACGGCTTCCGCCTTTTTAACTTTGTGCATAAAGGGAATGTACAATTCATCACCTTCTCTTCCAAGTCTGATCCAACGTCGCAGAGTATCGTAGCTAATCCCGGAGGAAAGAGCCGAGACACGGCGTGAGTTCCCGGCTTCGAGTAGCTCAATAATCTTGTCCGCGACTTCGGTAGTGATCTTGGGAATTGGTCCCTTGCGGGTCTTCTTTGGTTCGTAGGGGAGTGGATCGGCGTCGTTAGTCTTATCTTCCCCCATTGACCCCCATAGCGTCTGGATCGGCTCATCGTCGTGTGCGGCCATGTGTGCGTTCCGTAACGTGGTTATTGTGCTGATGATCGGGCTATCGTCGTCAGTGGAGATTGTACACGATTTCGGGGCAGGGGAATTATTTTGAATTATTTTCCGATTGACGATTGACACCAACGACCAATCAGGTAAGATGATTTGGACGAGACGAAAACAACCAAACAGGGGAATCAAAATGAGCCAAGAACAACTCGACATTTACGCGAACATTTTAGCCGCGTTGGAATTAGAAGTGATGAGTGAAGAAAAGAAAAAGTCTTACGAACCATACGATCTTGGTTATGTTCGCGGTTTGAAACGTTCAATCAATATGATCGACAAGATCATGGAAGATAACGATAAATAGCCCTCACTCCGCTCACGGCTCGCCGGTTCAACTCCGGCCAGCGGATTCCGCCCGAACCAACCAAAAAGGAAGACTTGAGATGCCGAAGAACAAAACAGAGTCCGGGTCATTCGTCGCCATATTGACCGACGGGACGCACATCACAGGTTCCGGCGAATGTTCGGACAATGACTCATTCGGCAATCACGTGCGATGCGCGTTAGACGGACGGCAGTACGACATCGTGACGTTCTTTTACGCTTACGGGCCGTCCGAAGCTCAAATGTACTCGCGGGATGAGGTGTTGGAAGTGTTTTACGGTGAGGACATGAATTTCGTCGGCAAAGTAAGAGCTGCCGCGTTCCAAGCAAAAAAATTACTGCGTGGCCACAAGTAACTGCCTCATCCGTGCATGGTTCGTGGGGTTCGATTCCCCACACACGGATTATTTTGAAATAAATTCCGATTGACCGTTGACACCTACACATTCCGTGGTAAGATACCTACATGATCGCTGACACAACGCCAGCGACAAACAAAGGATGAAGAATCATGACCGCAACGAAAACACTTGCAGAAATTTTTAAGGTCAACGGCCAAACGGATGACATGGAGCCGTGGACTGCAGCCGATGATTGCGAAATCATCGAAATCAACGGTGAAGACATCCTTGCACTCGCCGAAGATGGCGTTGCGATCTGGGATAACAGCGAGCGGGAATGGAGGGAGGTGCCAGCATCAGACGCGGCAAAGATCGCTATGTTGGTTTTTGGATCGGGGTTCCGAGCCAATTCCGAAAAGAAGCGAAGCCAAGTCGAAACACTGCTCGACCACATGAGCAAGACGCACCCATACGCCGACGTCCCGACTCATATCTCGGTGCTGTCGGAAGTCGAATAATCAGCATCGGGGGTAGGAGGGGTTCCACTCCCCTCCGGCTGAATCTGGGAGTTGCCGCCGAAGTGAACGTTGGCGGCCAACGATACCGCTGTAGCGAATGAACACCACCCCCGCGACCCTCGCCCCGTCGCGGCCCTGCAACAAAATTGTCACCGCTCCGATAGGGGCGGTGTATTACATGAGCCACCGAATTGGAGCAAGACATGACCGAATCCTATTATGACGTCGGGGATGGAACACGCTGTGCTGTCCGCGAATGGGAATCATGTAGCGTGTATGGCCACTGCTACGAGATCGACTTCCTCGTAGACGACTGCATTTATTGTCTTCGGCTTTCGCCGCGCTGCCACGCGGAGCATTATGCGTATTTCCACGATATACTCAATCGTGGCCAGCGTGCCCCATGCGGATTCTTGCAGGGCATGAAGGACCTGCTCATTGAGACGCTCGACGAGCCGACTAACGATCATCCCGGCGCAACGGATTTCACGCCTCGGATGACCAAAAACTGTCTGCCGGGCAAAATCTGGCACAGCAGGAATGCAATTGTGACGACACCGTGCTGCGGTCACTCAATCGTCTTGCCGCGTGGCTCGGTGTACGTGTGTTGCGAGCGGACACGTATCGCAGAGGATGGTCACTAATGAGCCGCTGCCACCCTGACACCGCTCCGAGAGGGGCGGCGGGCGTCGTTATTCACGACGCCATCGCAATCGAATAGGAACGCATTACAGACGCTTTTAATATAAGACGTGGAATTGATCGACTAATATTATCGTGTCTGTAATGCGTTCCTATTGCGTCCTAGTAATGAGTGTACGTATTAACAATCCCATAGGTCGTTCTTGTGACCGTTAGAATGATTTGTGAAAATTTTCACAAAAAAATCCGGAAAATTTCCCGATTTTTCGGCTGTTTGTTCAACGATGACCAGCTACTTTTTCTTGTTCTTCGCTCTCGCTCCCATTCGAGCGATGCGGGATCGTTCCGACGCGGTGAGGACTTTAGCCCGTGCGGGTCCGCCCACTTTGCCGCCCTTATTGCCGAGTGCGACCGCGTTGGGGTCTTTTCCTGATTTGTTCGCCATGTTTTTAACTCTCATTAAGTTGTTGCGTTAGGTCCGCTTGACTGTTCAAGCTATATTGTACACGGTTCAGGTTATCCCGCAAGACTTTCGCCTGATGTGCGTTGAACGTGATCGGCGTTGGTTTCTTCTTGCCAAGCTGTTGGGCGTCGTGCATCTCGAACACGCCACGGAGGAAGGTGCAGAATTGTTCGGGGGTCATTCGTCGTATTCCTCTTGCTTCGAGTAGTTGATTAAACCGCGTGGCATTGGTTGCGTATCGTCGCCATCAAGTACCAAGCGTTCTTCTTCGTGATGAATTTGTTCCACGATGGACGCATCTTGTCCGCAAGACGATCCGCGATTATTTTTTCCATCTCGTTCATATTTCACCTTGCTTGACCGCTCTTGTTAAACGGTTCCTTTGCCTGTTTCTGTGCGTAACAAATCAAGCTGATACTGTTCAATATCGCCCAGCAACGAATTGACTTGGCTGATTAGTTCCGGGGTCTTGTTGTCGCTGGGTAAGAAGGTTATTAAGCCAACCACCCACTGAGCAATACGAACTCGCTCCAAGTTCTGCGAGAAGTTCTGCGAGCGACTTATAATTTGACTTATAATTAGGTCTTCGTTCATGCTGCACCTTGCTTGACCGCTCTTGTTAAATGGTGTTCGCCGAGACTCCTGTGTGCCGATAATAGACTCGCTACTCGGTTGCGTTCACCGGCTGGATACTGCCACAGCAGACCACAGAACTAGGTTAGTCAAAAGCTAACCACGAACACCAACCGCCTGCAACAGTCACCACAAACTTTCGCTTGCAGCAACTGTCTCACCCTTTCGGGTCGCTTCAAAATGCCATCCCCATCGCTCCCCAATTCACTCGATCCCGTCAACCGAGCGAAAACAATGAGGATGGCAATGCTACTTGTTCGCATCCACTCGACGTTGCAACGCTGCACCGTGATAGAGTTGGCCGCGTACCGTCGTGTAATCGCTCTTACGCGACCACGAATACATCCACTTACCATGCGACGGCGAATGGTAAAAGTCCAAGAAATCCCGACTCGTCGTGTTCTGGAATAGGGCCACGAAACCATCCGTGTACTCTACGCTCATGTCCCCGTTTCCGTCACGTTGCGACGGGTACGGGTCGAACCGTATCGCCATGATCCACGACGATTGCATGGGTATCCAGTGACCCACCAACGCCGCCATTTCGGGGTTCGTCCAGCGTAGTATCTGCTCTGGATCACCCGCATCCGGCGAGGGCGTGTACGTGCCGTAGTCCGTCACTTCCGGCAATTGGTTCGCGATGGGCAAGCCGTTCGGCGTGTACTCCTGAGCGAATCCCGCTTCCGGCAAGACCGCGTGTCGGGCGATGGGTAACGCCATCGGCAAGCGTGATTGCGGGCGTTGCGTCACGGGTCGAGCCGTGGACGCAGGGGCCGGGGCACGGTGGAATAAACGCATGATCGCCGCACGAATGCTCATGCCATCATCCTACGTTGTGGGTTGTAGGTTGTCTACGTCAGTTCGCGGCGAAAGTTCGGCGAAGCGTGGGGCATCGTCGGCGGGATTGTCGAGTATCGCCCGCAAGAGAACGTCGGCATCGGTGTACGTGGTCATCAAATCCCCTTTGGGAAAACTAGGCCGCATGACAAGCACTCGGTGTGCTCGTCGATCTTTCGTGTGTTTTGGTGCGGACAGAACGATCGGAGCGTGGCGATACTCTTGTGAGTTTCTTCCATCTGTTGCTGCACGCTGAGAATTAGCCCTTCCCACTTCGACAAGTGTGCGACCATCTTTCGATAGCACGCCGCAACACGTTGCTCACGTTCCTTGCTGGTCATTTCTTCTTCCCCCAATTGGAGCGTAGATAGCTCTCGTAGCTGAAGAATCCTAGTTTCGCTAACCGTTGCTTAAATGTCATTGGAAAGTATCCTTCTGTGAGTCGTTCCACCGTTTCATGAATGCCGCTGATATTTTCGCAACCTCTTCACGAACTTCTGGAAGAGATCCGTACTCCTTCTCTCGTTGTCGTTCTTCTGCCTCTTTTTGTGACTTTCGTTTGTTGGCACACTCAACTACCATCGACGCCATATCCGGCATCAAGTCCCATACGCCGTGATGGTTCATCGTACGTCGAGCAGATTGCAACCGATCCGTGATGCCAATGAACTCGTCGAGAGTCAAACCGTCCTTGTACATCCAGCCCAACAACTCCGAGATGAACGCGGAACGGTTTTTGATGAGCGTAGCCTTTTGGATGCAAAACGCACCAACCGGGACACGCCACGGAACGGGGAGATACTCAAACGGGTTGACCTTCTTTCCCGAATCTTCTTCGACGATAAGTCGAGCAATTGCTTTCGACTTAGCCGAATAGGTAGCCATCGTCTGTTGATCCATTGCCTTCTCCTTTATCGTTAAGTGAATTGTCAATACGGGTTGCCGCTTCTCGAGCCGCGTCTTTCGCGTTTGCTTCTTGAATCTCTCGAAGGATGTCCATCGTGGGATCGTTGCGGTTTTGATAGCCGTTGGTGTAACCGTTGTGTGATGATGTTGGTTCCTGTAACCCCGTCCAGCCTTTTCCGATGGTGTGATAAATCGCGGCGATAGAGCGTTCCTCACCCCATGCCAAGAACTCTTTGAAGTTCTGTTCGATAGTTACCTGTGTAAGAATTGCACGCTTCTGTTTGCGATGCAATTCCCACTTCCCCCACGCTTCCGCAAACTCCTTCGATGGGAACGGCAACGACGTAACAACGCCGGGAGATTTCTTAGGACGCTTGGACTTAGTAGGTTCTTGCTTCCCATCTTCCCCCTTTGGGGGGTTAGGGGGGTATTCTTGCTCTTGCTCTTGCTCTTGCTCTTGCTCTTGATTAGGGCAAGCCTTAAGGAAAGGCTTTCTTATAGCCTCAATGAAAGCCTTATGGAAAGACTCCTTGTAAGACTTTAATTCCGCTAAAATGCGGTGATATGCGATGATTTTCAACTCGCATTCGGGCAATTCTTCCCAAGCATTTTTCCAAGATGTGACGACATTAGGAGACTCTGGAAGGTTGTACTTGAGAGCGTTTGGAACCCATAATAATCGTGACTCCCAATCGACCTCAACCATACCTTCCCGGAAGACTTCGTTAAAGGCTTCCCGAAAGGCTTTCAAAGGCCATCCAAGTTGTTCCGCGAATGCTGCTTCGCCGATGCAAGATAAACCGGGTATGATGCCAGTGTGTTGACCTGCTAGAAGATGCCACCAAAGCATCTGGCCACATGGTTGAGATTTGGACAGACGACGATACTTTGCATCCGCATGAATGCGTAAGTCGATCTTTCGATGCCGTGCCATATGCGATTCCCTACGCTAAGGCCAAAAGTCCATTATCTGCACATAAAGACAAAGCCAATTTCGGATGTATTTTGAGTTGCTGGAGTTGAAAATGCGTAGGATCGCGGTTAAGATACCACCATCAAACGCTGTTTCGACACAAAACAGCTTCTCAAGGGCATTGCAGCTAGTCACTGCATGCCCTTTCTTTTTGCTTCCAACATCCTATAAATGCGTCTGCCAAATTACAAGAGAAACGAGGACGCTTTATCAAGGACGCGACCAATCGCCGTGGGTAGCCAGTCAAACCACCCGACAACGTGTAACACGTTCATGCCTAAGTACGCGATTAGTACCATGACAATCGCACTGTCGAAATATCCCATTACTTCCCCCAGTAGCCAGTTACGGCAATCAGCCAAACGACAATCAGGGCCGTGCCTAAGATGCCCGTGAACAGCCCTGTTAGGTACGATACTGCTTCGGGGCGAAGGTCGGGGATCGCGTTGCGTAATCGGTTCATTTCCAAACTCCTGTTGCTTCTACAATACCGCCTAGCATATGCCCTTGCATGATGCCGTAGCCGGTCTTGCGGTTGAAGTGGACTGTAAGCGATTGTATTACGGGCGGTTGCGTCGAATCGTTACCGAGCGTCACGCCCTGTATGCGGGCAATCGTCACATGGTCCCGAATCTCCACCCGCATTGACGTAACACGTCCCTCAACCTTGAACGGTAGCTCCAGCTTCATCCCACCGAGTTTGGCGGCATTCAACGCGGCGGTGAGGCTGATGTTCTTGAACTGCAACGCCATCGGACGCGGCGGTAGTATGGCGAAGATCAGGGCGAGAGCGAATGATGGGGCGGTCATTCTGTTTTCTCGCACATGTCAAGGATTGACTGCTGCATTTCCGAGAGTATTACCGCTGGTATCGGAACCATTTCTGGTATCAAAAATTCAGGTATGTTCTCGTAAATGTTCATTACCTTTTTGCATGCTGAAAGAACCTTCCTAACCAAGATTGGGTTATGAATGCCTTGCATTGCATCAATGCACTCTTGGACTCGTTTGTCATAATCTGCGTCGATCATTTCCCTTCCTCTGGTTGCACGCCATCAAGTAGGCGTTGGGTTGCCAAGGAGATTGCTTCCTGTGCGTAAATGTGCCGCTTGCCGACGACAAGGGGCGTTTGCTGGACGACAGCGGCACACTTGGAACGAGCGTTCCCGACCATGTTCTCAACGAGCTCGAGAATCTCTTGCCCTAGAAAGTCGTTGATCTCGCCCGTGTCGATGGCTCCATTGATGTAGCCGCGAAATTCTTCCATCGTCATACGCTTTCCTCTTACAAAGTGTGTCGTTAGTTGCTAGTATAATAGCTACGTCCGAATATGCAACAATAAACTTTGTAGGATTGTCAAATAATGGCCAAGAAACAAGAACAAGAACCCGCTAAGCCAAAGAGCAAAGCCAAGTTCTTCATCAAAAACGTCGGGCACGTACTGCGTGATATTCGCATTGAGCTTGAACTCAATCAGGCCACGCTTGAGAAACGGAGCCGAATCAAGCAACAGTCGATTGCCCGCATCGAACAAACCGGGTCCGCACGGTTTCACGTCGTACGGCAACTCGCCTACGCTCTGGGCGTGTCACTGGATGAGATTTCCCGCCGTATGGGACCGATTATCCCCGGCGACATGAAAGTCGAGAACGCGGAGGGAATTTTCTTCCGCGATTGGGACAGCTACAACGCTGACCGATGGGCTGCCAGATAAAATTCGTAGTCTTACCAAAATTGTTGTTGACAATATGGAATGACGTGGTACATTTTACTTTGTCGACAACAACAAAGGAAACGATGCGATGGAAATTGGAAGCAACTATTTTATCAGGACTGATACGGACCATTGGCTAGGACGTTTAGTTTCAGTTGATGGTCCGTACACCGTGACGCTCGAAGACTTCGCATGGGTAGCAAGTGCGGGAAGGCTTAATGAGTTCCTAAACAAAGGAACGGCGAATGAAATGGAAATTGAGCATGCACCTGATGGCATGCGTATAACGTTGAATTGGCGTGCGTGCATCACATGGCCACATGATTTGATTCGGAGGACGGTGTAATGCTGCCTTATCCAACACCGACGTATGCAGTTCAACTCGCGGCGGCAGATTGGTGCTATGAAAATGGCATGGATCAATTCGCGGATCGCCTACGCGAAGTAAGACCAATGTCAACGTCATGCTTGGTTTTATATTTTTCGGGGTCGTGGTCGTGGTCGCGGTCGGGGTCGTGGTCGTGGTCGACATGACCGATCCGGGGCGATGGTATAGGAGGGAGAGATGAAGGCATTGATCGACGAGTTTTTTCCCAACCGCGAAGCTGACCCTGACTGGTATGCCGCCGATATGATGTTCGACATCAACGACGCTATCTGCACGAAGCTGGATGGACGCAGCAAGGCATG